GATCTTCCATTTGTGACCGGTTGTATCCAATACCATATCGCGTTGGAATTTACTGCCATTATGGAAGAGCTTTATCAATTTCCAAAGTCTCTCAGCTTCAGCTCGTTCTATCTTGATATTCTCGCTAGTCTCAATTATGCCATTCTTAATGCGAAGCCATACGTTAGGCTGATCATCCTCCAAATAATAATGTAGATATAATTCCAGAATCTTGCCAGACTTCCACATATCGATCTGTTCTTCAAATTTTTTCTTGCGATCTTCTTTTTCTTTTCTTCTTTTTTCAAAAATTAAAGCCTCTTTTTTCGCCTGACTGTCTTTCCATCTCTGACATCTGGCCACATACTCAGCCCACGTTCCTTCACCACAAATCTCATCTACTATCACATTGGTCGTTCCTAAAGTTTCTAACGCTTGATGATTTAGCAATACCTCAAACACACGCTTTAACTCATGGACATATTCACTTTTAATCTTATCCGATTTATAAGATAACTCATGTTTAGTTCCGATCCAGGTGTTTGCACTCTTTTTAAGAAGACTCTTGGGAGTACCCATATTAAAGAACTCAATATAATCCATTAGACTTCTAAATACTCCCCAAACATCCCTATAAGACAGGCTTGTTCTGACCTTCTTGTATTTCTCGATAACCTCTTTGATAAGCTCCAATCGACTGGTGATAAAAGCCATGCTGCCATCATCAGACATATTATATCCAACAGAAAATACCTTTGAACCAGTAGGTATTGCACCGTAAATATATCTCTGATGCGCACTGGTGGAAGTAGAATAATATTCATTGTTAAGCAAATACGCCTTTTCCCCACGCTTATTTCTTATGATTCTTCCTACCTCAAAGTGATAGCCATAAGAATAAATACTTTCACCTTCAAAGAAGAAATTGCTACCTCTAGCTGATTCTTTCTTTTCGTTCGCCCATAAATGAGCTACCATATAGTTATTCATATCAATGTTTTTTTGTTATGTAATTACAGATGGTATATAATTACCTTAGTTTAATCATTGTACTTGTGAAAAATAAAATCCGCACATTCTCCGGGGAGTGTTCCTGCGTCATTACAACGGTAGAATCCTTGTGTTTCAAAATCTACATCTACCGGATAACCTTCTGCTGCTTCCAAGAAGCGTTTGATTTCCTCACATTCTTCATCCGTTAATCCAGTGTAATCATCATTGATTAACGGGCAAGCCCAATAAACCGGAAGCCTGTATCTTATTACTTCTATCATAGCTTTATTAGTTTACAATTTACATTTTCAAACACCGGAATTATTCCATTCTCTCTAAAATAAGCAGTGGCCACCTTGAAAGCATATAGCGGATTCACTTTCTTAATTTCTTGCTGTGATTTATAAAAAGTAAGTGACTGACATACATAGAAGTTTTCATTGCCAATACCACCAAAAAGCCAATTCATACTACCTTCATTACAATTAGTGCCACCCAGTACAATTAAGTCACATCCGGTCTTTCTGGTTCCAAGAATAAACGGTTTATTCTTGTTTTCTGGAAGCATGAATGTTTCCTTCTCAATATTAAACCAGTCACTCTGGCAATTTTCTACATCCCGGCGAACGATTTCGTCAATTTCACGGGCATATTCTTCTTGTGTTTTCATAAGATATGTTTTAAATAGTTCTTAATTTCTCTTCAATAAACGTATCTATCATCTTATAGTAACTTCCATCAAAAACGTAGTTGTTATATCTTTTTGTAAACTCTTTGGCCCAGTCTTGAATGATGTCGAATGCTTCTTCTCTGCTATAACATTTCAACTCCGTTAATCTCTCCACAGCTTCCGCTGACATCTCTTGAAGATTCCGGATGTAAGTTGGATTAACGCTATATGGAGGTTCTTCTTCATCCAGCATAACAATTCTTGGTTTGTTTGCCGACCGGCATTGCTCAGCGGTTTGGGTAAATCTCTGGAAATATTCGGCATCATACTTATTCCCATGATAATCAATGAAAGCAATCTTATCTCTATATATCTCACAGGCATTTAAAGATTCTCGTGTCGATCTTTTTATTGGTCTTGATCCATCCCATAACCAGCCATAAAACTGTATACCATCCCAGATAAGACATGATAGATATCTTAGAGAAAAAGACTTTATATCTAATATCTTATGTTGTATAGGATTAACTTCCCGCTTAGCATCTTCAAGAGTTTTGTATATAGACGTACTTGTCTCAATTTTACCCTCTCCCAATTTGCTTCCAAACCAAAAAATATATTCGACATACATATTTCTCCCACAAATACCTGGATCTTTTACTATCATGCCACGATATTTCGCTTCACGGATTACCCCGTCCCTATGCATGAATACCCTTATTCCAAAGGGTATATCATAAATCAATACATTACACATATCTTAATCAATTTACATGTTCATATATATCCCCATTCTCATAATAAAGTCGATCTTCATATTGATTATGATGAAGTTCCTCACGTATCGCATCTTCATTATCAGCCCAATACTCATACTCCTCATACCAGGACTTGAAGAAACTATCGTAACATCGCCCTATCAGATCCTCAAACGAGAAATCACCCGGGTAAGTACACCAAGTATCGTAATAATTAATTATCGGTTTAAGAAGATAATAATCATAACACGACCCTGTTAATGGACAATTGTCTTCGTATTCCAATATTATTCGACTGCGTCTGTGCTTGTAATTATATTCCCCATCTATATATTTACCTGTAGAATAATATTTACCTTTCGTGATATGTGGCATAATGTTGTTATTGATATACCTGAACAATAATTTACCGCATAGATTCTTAGGGAATATATCACGATGATAACCTGTAGGATGTTCATAAATAGGATCTCCGTATTTAAACTCGTAACTAAAATTATATCTCTCGTATCCAACTTTCCAACTATAAGCCTTAGTATCTGTCAGATCCTCAAAAGCTTCCATTGACTTTTTATAGTCTACGTTATAAGCATCCATACATTGCTCCATTACATTCCAACGCTCACGCTCTATGATCCTTTCTTGTGAGTCTTTTGGTAACTCATCAAACTCATACAGTTTTAATACAATCTCTTTCATAATTCCTCCTCTTTTAATATAACTAGATCCCTAACGTCAATCGAATGACATACGTACCTCCTCGTGTTCACGTTTAGAGATATGATTGTGGCTATTCTCACGAACCACCACAATCCAGATTCAGATATTACTCATCCTTTATCTTTACGAATGGGTTTTCTACATAAAACTCCACTACATTCTTAGATTTTATAGATGTCACTATACCGGTGGTATCCACAAATCCATCTGTTTCATCCATTGTCAAATCTTCTATTTTATCTCCCGGCAGAAAACAAAGATTATAGTCTTGATCAATATACATAATCATCTTTAACCTAACCATGTCATCAATGATGCCTTTCATTCTCTCCACAACATCTAATTGATCATTAGTAAGCATTAATTTACTTTTTGAAGATTTTACTAATCTCATGTCTCCATTCTTGTCAACTACAGTTAAGTCGTTGAATTTATACACATCTTCACATGTTCTGTAATATGTTTCCTTACAATAAATTTTCCCTTTATTATCTATTTCAACATCAAAACATTCCAACTTATCCTTGACAGCTCTTCCGTTTTTGTGTTTCCACACATCACCTATTGGGACGAACCCATATAATGACTTAAAAACATCATATATTGATAGTTTTGTCTTAGGGATGCTCTTACCCTTTTTAAAACATTCTTCGGACGAATAAAATAATTTCCCATCTAATGTCTTCTCAGTCCTACATCCTCCCCATGTTCCTACATATCTAACTACTCCATATGTAAAACTGATCAAGATCTTATCAATCTCAAACCACTTTAATCTTCCTGACATATCGTCAAAAAGATATCCACTCTCTAGATAAACCGATAAACATTCTCTAATTTCCATAACAATTTATTTTTTTTTAATTAAACAACATCATTTGCCTTGATCACTATCCGTATCAATATTATGAACAAGCTCATATAGATCATAATCACTACACTCTGCTAAACATAAAGAGAAGACGTTCCTGTCGTTAATCAGGAAATAGCTATCTTCTAATATAAAGATAGATCTTCCTACCTCTAAAAAACAGTCCCATAACTCATTGCCTCTTTTATTGCCAAACACTTTCTGAAAAGTATGACGATCTGCCTTATTCTCGAATTTACGCATCCGTCTAATCCACTCATATCCGTGCCTCACTAAATCCAATCCGCCGGCTTCATCGAAGCTCCCGTTTTTATCAATCCATTTATTTACATCTATCAACATACTCCCTTATAATATTACATTAAACAACTCGTTTAACCTATCTATCTCACTTAGGTATTCATCTTCTTTATCAAATCCAATTTGCGTCCCTCCCTCCAATCCAAAGGACAGGGTAAAGGATATGACCCAGCCCGATCCGTCCACGGCCTGCCCCTTGGGAACCCAAGACATCACCGCTTTCTTGGATATCCACCATCCCCCTATCTGAACGAAATCAGGATAGTTGTCCATTAAATACACCATCTGACTAGCCATCTTATTAACATCATCAAAAGGCACTATATGATACTTGTTTCTTATCCTGACCTTCAAGAGGGGGTTATCCATATTATATGCCGCAAATGCTGATATCACGGAACTAGGATATCTAACTCCTTTTATTATCACCCATTTCATATATCACCCCCTCTTTATATAACATAAATTCATTGGATAAAATTTATCCGCGCTCTCTTTCCCGTCTCCTCGAAAGTTAGCCAGCCCGCATGTCAGGACGCTCACAAGGTTATCCACCACCTCCAACTCGCTCGATTTGAACCACGCCAACTGGCTGTAAGTTTCACCTATCCATATTATACTCATTCTCCCGTCCCGACTGACCTCCTTCACCAGCCCTATATGGTTTTTAGTGTCCTTAATCACATTTAATTCGTCAATATTTGTAAGCCGAACAAAATCCATCGGTCGTATCACTTTATTCTCGTCCATGTCTTTATCCTCCTATATTCTTTTTATTCTCTCAATTTACGCTTAACCTCTTTAACATACATAGGAGAATGCAATCCCCTATGCAATCTTATAGCCCGATCTATATCCTTATTCGGATTATGATGAGATTGATATATCTCGAACATTTCCCTAGCCTTGATAGGATTTGTTCTATCATCGTATCTATACCGCTTTTTCTCCCGTTTAAGACACAATATCCTATTAACCTCATCTACATACACCTTTTTCATCTGCCACCTCCCTAAAGCCCCGGATGAGGCGTTATACGCTCGATCATCATCCCTTGACTCCACGAAAGACAGGGCGGCCGCCAGCTTATCCCATACCCGTGCCTCGACCACTGCCGGCTTCGGGGCGAGGGGCATGCCTCCGTTCCCTTTTGGTGGTGTCAATATTATCATCGTCATCACAAGTAAGTATCTTATCACGTTCCCTTGTTTTTATAAAACTCCTCCCCGAATTTCACATTATCCACATAATCTTCCATGCACTCATGAACAATTATATGAATATCACCCTCCGTATATGTTACCTCGGACATCAGCCTCTCATTAGTCATCCACCAAGAATAACTATCAATATGCCGTATCTCAAATCCATGATCATGCAACGCATACATAACATTATATCTTAAATCCCTGTCCATCATCATACACTCGTACACGATATAGCCATTGATACTTTCATGAGACCTACCGAACGTATAAACGTACCTACCCATCAACTTATACAACTCCCTTGCCATAGGATTCGGGATCGCCTCATCCATATTAAAATCCCCATCTGGATCAATAACCCACTCTACATCCCGCTCATCAATACAAGCCCTAGGCATTCCTATTGTCCGTACATAAAGACGTGATCGGTGATCCTCGCTTAACACCGTCCCGATATACTTTTCCCCTTTGGCATATCCTATATTATGGTTGCCGGTTATATTAAATACAATTTCAGCTCCTATCTTAATTTCATCCATATTCAAGATGTTTGTATCATTTGTTATCTTTTTTATACAAAAAGAGGATATAATGGCATAATATTATGATATCAAGACACGAATGCGTTATCTATCATATTATCATACATATCCTCTATACAACGTCATTTATGGCATTATATCGTATATGATGCCGCAGGCCATAAATACATCTAATTAACCCTTTTTTAAGGGCTTATTGCCATTTAGGTAACTAGCTATGCCTAATATTTTCGAAATAAGGGCTTTTTTAGCCTTATACTCATCGTTTATCCCTATTATCGCATATCTGTATACCATCCCATCCTTCGACACCTCCACGCCCACGTATTTAGGCGCAACGGCATCCCTATGTAATACGATAAACGGGCTTTTGCCGTCTAGCTCATTTATCAACTGATTAAACTGTCGCCTTGTCATCTGATAGTGATATTATTTCCATGTTATAAATACGATCTCTTTTTACCCTTATCTTCTCGCACAGCTCATCGAAGCACCCATCTTCTTCTAACCTACCAACATAATATGATACATTCGATTTAGAGCTTCCTTGAAGATATATATTTCCTCCTATATTCCTTGAGAAAAAATTAGGCAAGACCATCTTTTGCCTCTTATCCTTATTATCCATGTAAGATATAACGACAACCCATAATTCTGGCTCCCGTTCTTTTACAGATAACATGAGATCAAGACTCGATTTACCATTAATATTCCTCCTGCCAGTTTCGTTATAACGAAGAATAATATAATCATTCGCGTTATCATCCTCAACCATCACGACTATAGGGCGATCTCCCTCCCCATTATCACATAATACTCTTGGCTCTTTCCCGTTGCGGAGATACACCTTATCGTAATCTCCGTTTTTGTATATCTCAAAATCAAATTCTATCACCATATTATTTTCTCCTATTGATGTATTGTTGCGTACGTCCTTCCTCTATTTTTTCGAAATAAAACTTATTCCCATATAACCGAGTGAAGCAGATGTTATACCCGAAATGTTCCGCGCGTCTGATCTGCGCGTAACCTCTACTGATGTCATTATTATCAATCAGCGTAACAAAACAATGTGATCCTACTTCTGTATTCAAAACCAGATTTTCCCAATCTTTTACCTCCATATCAAATCTCCTTAAATAATTTTTTGTTATGATTATCGCTATTATACCATTTATCAATATTATCGTACTGCTTTGGATAAACCCCATAAGACCTACACCACCTAGGTAACGGCCCGTTCAGCACGTCTAACGCCGTCTCAAGGTCAAACGTAGCTTCCTCCTTGACACAACACCCCGATCCACTTCCACAGCTCGGTATATAAGCTCTACTATACGCTACGCTCATCCCATATTCCCCATGACTCAGATACCCGATGTTGGGCGAATCAGGGAAGGCGTAATACAACATCGTATAATCACCCTTGCTCCAACTCCTATTATAAGTATCATCCTGCCATGCGAAAACCCTGCAACCGGCCTTCTTTAACTCATCAGCCGCTTTTCTTAAAATATTATCTCCCATATCATTTATATTTAAATTATGCCAAGGCGCCGGGAACCGACCCCGGACCATATCCGCACACGTACGATCATGGTATTCCTTCCGCCCCGCCAAGGCTTGGTTCAACATTAACAAACTTTCATATCCTCACACATCTTAAAAAAGACCTCTCTTATGATCCTCTTATACAAGATGTATATCTCATCATCATCCTCATCGAACTCCACGCCCCATGAACGTAATAAATATCTAATGTCGCAATCCGCTATATGAATCCTAAATATGGATGGAACGCTCATTATATAATCCTCAAAAGCTTTCTTAATCCCATCCCTTTTGATATGTTCTTTATACTCATCCTTGAACACGTTAAGCATAAAAGATAGATATTCCCTATCATATTTAAACTGCTTCCCATAATTATCTGTATCTATATGATCCAGTATATATATTTCTATCGCGTCTCTATCGTATCTTGACATACTTCTTCCTCCTCCTTTTGATATTTTATAACCTTTTTCTCCCCATACGCCTTCGCTAACTGGATAAGTTGACCGGTAAATACCTTGGTACGGTGTTTTACGATCTTATCCACCAATTCCGGGCATCTGGTTTTCCACCTGTAATTAACCTCACCTTTAGCTTTCTTCTTATAATACCTGTAGAATGTTACGGCTACTACCACTTCTCCATTCTGCTCGAAAGCAACTAAATCATAATTATTATAGCTTATCTCGTTCATCTTGTTATTTCTTTTATATATTCAATCACTTCTTTTGATAAGGATGTTATATCCTTAACCCTTTTCCCAAAATTGTATACTCCTCTCTTCCATGGGTAATAATCCCCCACATACATACCTACACCCTGCGGATGAAACGGGTTTGAACTACAAGCAAATACCGGATAATATACAACCCCATTACGGTCTTTATCCTTACTGCTTACACACACAATAGTATATCTATCAACCGCTTTATCGCCAAAGTCATATACTCTTACTTTTACCTTCACACCATTGGCGTTTGTTATAATATTATTCATACGCACCTCCTTTGTTGTTCACTACCCGACTAATCTATTTCCTTCCCATATAAGGTATATGAGCCACACCATCCACGACTCTCATTCGATACCCGAATATGATTCACAGGTTTATTCCCCGCCATGCAATTGGCGTAAGATAATACCGCCGACATGCTTCTAAACCCAGAATCCATTGATGATTTAATAAGCTTCCTATCACACCCAAATACCAATATCTTTACAACATCCTTCTCTTTTACAGTTCTTCTTACACGCATAATCTTGCCATATAATAAACAAACATAAAATCTATCTTATCACGGTCATTACGATCCACCCTATGCCCGGTTAGATCCAGAATAACACGACGTTTCTCTACTACCGGTATATTATCGACCTGGATCTTTATATACCGGTATTCCATGACCTCCAATTTCTTGGATAGTATATCCCGAATATCTTGCCGACGGAAATACATGTTTATCCCTATGTGGCTGGATGTTAAAAGACATTCGTCTATTATCCCATCAGTATCGAACAACAGCAACATATCGTCCCTCTCGATAGTATATTCCATATCAAGAATCTTGATACGTTTACCTCCATCCTTCTTCTTAGCTATTAAAACCTCCGTCATTTCATTCTCTGTCGTAAGGATATAATACGCCTCTTCTCTCGTAATATTATCCCGTAGATAAAGCAGCGCTTCATCTTGTAATTTCATAATCTCGTCCATGTTATTAGTATTTTATATTACCACGCCAAAGAAAAGAACGGCAGCCGACACCCGCAGCCTACCACGCCGTGACACTGCCGCCCGTTCCCCTTGGTGTTATTCCACCACCATCAACCGGTTTTAAATCCAACATTCCTCTACCTCTATCTCCATATGATCCTCCCAATCACATCTATCAACATCCTCACCATCCTCGAAATAATAGTAAGCCCATACCTGTACGCCTCCTACCTCTATATATCCATCACTCTTCCATTCTATCAACCCGTCTTGCCTTACCACGTTGGTAGGCTCAGCCCCTAACGACAGCAGATTATTTACTATACTACCGCCAAATACGTTCCTTGCTTCTTCTCTCGTCATATCACTATCAGATTTTTAATATTACACTACCGCCAAAGGGAAACAGGGACGGACGACCAGCGGGGCCGACCCCACGCCATCGCCGCCGCCCGTTTCCCTTGGTTTCCCACACTCCCTCCATCACCCAAAGAAACACACACCCATACATAGACATACCTCCATACCCATAAGATCCCTATCTGTATTGGAGAGTACCATTGTTTGGAGGTTATCCTTATCCCACTTATTCCCCTTATTTCACTTGGGCTACTTAATTTTCCCTTGATTCCCTCGATTCCCCTTGATTTACCTCGATTTACCTTGATTTACCTTGTCTGGAGGTGTCCCCTCCCACAAAACACATCCAATCCATCAACTTTCAGCGCAAAAACCAAGACCTTCCTCCCGATTGTTCCACGTGGAACGCCCGTTCAGCCTAGGATATCGAGGTCTTTGCTCTTGATTGCCTTATATATCTGCTTTATGCAATGTATTGATAATAAAGCCAATAAAACAACTATGATTAAAGGCAGGGCATCGCCCGTAGCTATAACATACCGCCCCAACTCAAACGCCATGTACCAACAGAACAAGGCAAGTACGAAATATATAAATATACCCATAAAAATATACAATAAGTATCCGTAACTTAGAAACAATACCCAAATAATATAATTAATTGAGTATCAACAATATAATATATATCAATCCATAGAGCTTCCTCTAAGGAAAGATAAGCCCAGATATAGATAAAAAATATACAATAAGTACCGCCTATTATATACCTTTTAGGATCGATTCACGCACGAAACCATACATAAGGGCACAATATACCCGCCTGTATGGATATAAATATATACAGAATGATACATAATAAAGCATTTTTACTTACACATTTTCGATCAAGGCTTAAAATTTGCCGCCTCAACACTTTTATGTGTAAGCAAAACATATGAATATGCTATCATTTTGTAAAATATAGGCACAAAAAAGCCCTTCCGTCCTATATCACTACAGTACAAAAGGGCACAAACTTTAAAATCAACGAAAAATAAATAACTACTGCCTTTGTTTATTTGCCATATAACTTACACGCTTTTGCCTACATTTATCAGAACTTCTACTACAGTCTAATTTATTAGACATGTATAGCTCTTTGGTAAGCTCAACATAGAACTCAATTTGAGACTTTCTTGCAGCCTCTAAAGTCTTTTCTTTTTGAATGGATAATTTCTTATTCAAATTATCAAACTTTTTTTTGTACATAATCTATCCTTTTTAATGGCACCAATAAGAAACGGGAGACCGGGGACGACACGGCCGGCGTTATCGATATGACAAGCCGAACGCCCGCACGCCCCCCTTATTTTCTTTGGTTTCGTCCCTTTGCCGACAACGAAGCCGGCCAGATACGCACATACGTTGTCCGTGATACGTATCGACAAGGCGCACTTTGTGCGTCAATTTAACCGCACAAAATACCCTTATAAGGGTTGTTATTTGCTATCCGTACATATGTTAGGTATTTAAGCTGCCCTAACATACGTCGTATTGATATACTGGCACGGATATAACACCGTAATACACTTGGTATTAGCTACTCACACAACATACCAACATACGCCCTATACATGCGTATATACACCAATATACCCCGTGTTTTTACACGGCCTACTAGGTTGACCTAGCGTATTTACCAGATCGATATAAACCAAAAGATAATAGCACTATCCTGGACTAGGGTAATACTTAAACCACATTGTTAAGCGGCGGCCTATCTACACAGGCTATCGCAACACTACCCACCTGTGTATGTTTATATCAATAAATTAAAGATCCTACCTGTTTAGTCTAGTCCAGTGGCACGACGGGGACGTACAGGCGCTGCCACCATAACGCCCCTATATATAGAGATATAGGGGCAAATGATACTATCTATCATTTTTAGGGTGTGTTAGGTAGTAAGTAATACATTTGGCGATCAAATTATATGTGTATCGCTTGATAGGTGTAGCTACTTTAAAGATACGTTTATCCGATCCGTTAAACACTTCATAATATGGTACGCTATTTGTGTCGCTGTATGCTACAGGCTCACAATATCCAAAGCGTTTATGTGTATTACCTAATACGGCTATACTGTTTACCTTATCCAATGGCAACTTGCTGTTGTTTGCCTGGTCTTGCTTGTCATAATATTCTCTTTCTATTTCCTTATAGGCGCAAAAGGTATCATTTACACGTGGTAATATCTCTTTACATAATTGTATTACCGTCTCTTTTTCCTTTGCCAAAGCAACCAAAGCGGGAACGATCGCTTTATTTACTTTAATATCGTTATCCTTGAGTATTTCGTTGATTTCTTTTCCAGATTTAAAGAGCTGGCACCAATATTTTACGGCACCCGTCAATGTTTTCTCACTTGCTTTTTTAACTTCATTTTGGACTTTGTTAATATCTTTACTTGTCATAATGTTTTACCCATACCTTTGGGGTTTGTATTGGTATCTGGTACACCTTGTTTATTAATGTTGTTATCTTACAAGGGCAAATATACAATATGTTTTATTATTCAACAAATATTTTGCAATAAAAATTCTACGATTATATGTAATAAATATAATCAAATGTAAATGTATATTAAAATATTGGTTTATATGATTGATAATCAGCAAGTTAAATACAAAATAAGCATTCTTTTTTTTCGGCTCGTTGATCGTTTGCCGTTCCTATCTCCAGCCTTTGCAAGCGGGGGGGGGTGGACCAAAAAACGGCAGCCCGGCCGGGCCGATTTCGGGGAGGTGGTCCGTCCCACATATCCCACATATCCCACATATCTCCGCATATCCCCCATCCTCACCACATATCCCGCATATCCCAATATGTCCGGCGTCCCAACATATTCCTATGTCCCCATCCCTCATCCCCTCACGACTTAATAATCCCATTAATTTTATTATATTTGCGATATAATTAAAACATAACATATTATGAATAAAGAAGTTAAATACATGGGGGGGGGTATTTTAACCCTCAGATAAGGAGGGGGTATGTTTAGGCGCAGGACTTCTTCTACCGGTAAGATCCACTACCGTATTAATATAGACAAGAGAATGTGTCTTAATCCTGTAGATATATATATTGATGGAGATACATATCAACGTGGTTTTAACGGATCTTATCTTGATATATATCGCGATAAGAAGATAAAAACTATAAGCATAAGAGGACAGATAGAATATCTAAATCCGAAAAATGAGTACAATATTATTTTGGGCATAAGTGGAGGTATTATAGAGGGAACCCTTACGTATCAATATAATTCGGGTATGCATTGCGAGTTGGCTAATAAGGTGATATACGGGAATAGGATAACTAATTTTGTTCCTGTAACGGTGATAAAAGATCCTGGGAAGATCATTAATTTCACTTACAGATCTGAATTACAGACTCAGGTTTTAGATGAAAGTTATGTAAGTTGGGATGGTGATTATGTATTAAACGATAATTGTATAGTAACTGATCTTTGTTCGGGATGTGAATCTTATGCCTATGGGAAAAGTTCTCGTGGTAACTATCGAGTAACGGTAAGGATAGTGTAGTACCAAGGGAAGGGGGTAGACCTCATCCCTCCGGGCTTCCCCCGTCCTCCCACCGCCTCCCGTTCTTTTTGGCTTTCTTCTGGTTTTATCCTCAAATTTTCATATCTTTGGGACAAAACTATAATCATGTTTAGAGACATACTTCATAAGCTTAAGATCTTCTTCTGCGACGATGACGTTGAGAAGATATATGTAAGGGACAGTACGGTTATCCGCAACAACGAGATCCATAGGATGTATAATGAGATACTGGACGAGTTAGGTGATTTGGCTACTGTCGTATCAAGGAACTACGTATATGGCAAGATAAAGGACAGGACTGGATTAAGTATCCGTCATATCAGTAGGATAATAAACCATACTAAAGTTGAGGAGATATGATTAAGGATACGATGGAGCGGGATATGATAAATGAGATATCAGCGTTATTCGTGATGATATTCACGGCCGGGTTGATGTTTGTCATGCCGATGTTAGATATAGAGTGTGATGATATTACTATTATAATAGGATCAGGGATAATACTATCTTTTATACTAACCATAATACCGATCTTGCTTTCTTATGATATAAGGGATGAGATCATTGAGTTGATTGAGGATATGGATAATCAGATCGTGGTAGATACTTCGGTATATAAAACGAACCTGCCCTAGTTAATTCCTAGGGCAGATATTAATATCAATTTGACTTCAAATACGATTCTATTCTATCAGCGACCTCTTTAGGCGTATGTCCATCCCATTCCCATGCCGTATCAAGTTCAGGGATATTAAACAACTCCCAATACCGGTTCTCATAATGATTGGATATCTGTCCCGTTGGCAGTTCTGCCATTACGATAAACCACAATCCGCCGAAGCATTCCTCTCCATCATAATGCTTATGTGATTTACAGATCTTTATATCGCCTTTCTTAGCAAGCTCATTGAAGAAAGCGGCATTGTAAAGCATTCGATATCTATATAGTTCGTTAAATGTATGATACCCATCGGATATATTACTCATCATATCATCTTCATGTAAATATGTTTTCTCAAAAATGTCATGCTTGCAAGGATAAAACTCCCCGTTTACTCCCTTGATGATGTAATCACCTACATTGGCTTTCATAACACCTTCAAGGGTTTCTATACTACAATCAACAGAAGGAGGTATCCCATTATCAGCGTCACCTTCCCTAATAACTTCTATTTTAACGCTATCACCAGCGAAATCCTTGATCTCATCATTATTAAAGCCTTTCCATTTTACGGCTTCTATCGCAATTGGTTTCTTTACATATCTATTCATAATTTTACGATTTAATATATTATTATCTTTTGATATACCTTTCTATAAGATCTATGGATAATTTAGCGCCCAGCTCTTCCTCCAACAGGTTAAGGTAGTTCCGGTGCAGGCATCCGCCCCGCTCCACTTCCCTAAAGCCGGCCCCGTCCCGGATCCTGACCAGCCCTTTCCTTGGATCCATGTCGATCAGATCCCGAAGCTCGTTCATGTTCTTAAACCGGTTCTCTATCACCTTAAATACATCGATCTTAGGTTTCTTATCCTTGATCTTTATCTTAACCCTTCCGCTCATGATCACCTCCCCGTGCTTCCGAATCCACCATCGCCTCTATCGGTATATCCGAGGTCATCCAACGACTTCACCTGATCCCATACGATACGTTCCCTCCTACGGATAAGCAATTGAGCTACCTTGTCCCCAACCGAATAAGAAGGATCATCATAACAATCCACACGTCTACATACTACCATAATCTCGCCTCTATATCCTTCGTCAACGGTTCCCGGGGCGTTTTGGATAACAGACTTTGTTTTGGTGATGCTACTACGAGGGCGTATTTCCATCTCATAATCCTCCGGCAATGCTACATGTACACCGGTATGATATATGGTCCTGCCTCCGTCAAGTTCTACATCCTTGACGAACAGATCCATGCAAGCGTCCTCCTTATGGGCGTACTTAGGCAATATCGCTCCTTCTTCCAGCCATATCTTGACCTTACAAGTATCTATATCTTCAAGTAATGATTCTACCTCATTATAACTCATTGGTTGTTCTGACGCCAATGAAATGGCTCTTGCCAATACATTTTTAATCTTACTCATCGTATCTTGTTTTTAAATTCCTTTCCTTTCGGACATTGTAATTTACATTCCTCTCCACAAGCGGAACAGTTGGGTCTCATTCCGGGCACCCCTCTTCCCCCGTACGGCCAGTAGGCGTAATCGCAGACGCTCCAGAACGCCTCCATCGCCTTGATCTTGGCATCGACGGTTATCTTCTCCTTCACCTTTTTCATGCTTTTCCTGAACTCATCTTTCATATCCTTCCCTTCTATCTGTCTGGCCTTACGTCTCTCGTTCCACCAATTGTAGTAGAATTTGTCTGCCATCTTATAAGCTTCTGGGTCAAATTTATCACGATGCAGGATAGGTGCGTCCTTGATCTTTCTCAAATTCCTGCCACAAACATAAGCAAGCCCGGCGTAAGGAGGTATGTCCTTAGGATCAACCAACCCATCAGGAACGCAGTAGTAGAAGTAGTTGGGGCGGCCGTACCTGACCCAGTCCCCGGTCTCGTATAGGGCTTGCTTCCGGGCCTCGAACCAGCCTTGCATTACTTGGTGCTTACCCTCCTTCTCGAAATCCTTGTTATAGTCAGCCAACGAGATCTTCACCTCAACCTCATAAGCGTACATGGATCTGGTTATAGCCAGATAATCGGACTCCCAGTTATATACATACAGGTTATTTATCACCCATTTAGGAGATACCAAGAACTTTCTGTTCAGGATATCCAATATCCCTCTTTCAGTGTACTCAGTACCTTTATTTGATTGCCGTGTTCCCATCTCCTGTCAAAGGATTATTCCTATATCCTACCGCCATTATAGCATTACCTATCAACATCCTCAACTTATCCATATCTTTATCATGGAACGAGAAACTGGTTAAGGTATATGACTTAGTAGCCTTCTCACAAGACCTTATCATCAACATAGCCACATATTCCCCCATCATCTTTCCGTTCATAATATCAAGATCGATTATACCGTGATCTATTAGATCAACCACATCCCATCCTGCTGGTAGATACTTTTTTATTTGATTAATATCCATACCAAATAGTTATTATAAATAGGAGGGTCGTGCTACCCTCCTATAGATTACACACGAAAAATAGAACTGAAAGCGATCTTAAGCACGTAAGATTTTATTGATTCCCGTAGGCTGTCTACCGGTTATCGTTAATTACCGACCTACGGGAATATGTTTAAGAAAACACCATGTACCCCAACCACGACTCGAACGTGGATACCATCTTTAGGAGAGATGTGCTACTTTCCTCTTGAGCTATTGGGGCATATACCCTGATCCTCACGGACAAGGGTACTAAAAACATCTAAACTTTAAAAAACCTAATGACAAAACTCTATGCTAGTTTTTCCCCAAAAAAACAACGTAGTCCTGGCGGAGGGGCTTGAACCCACGTGCGACCAACTACCCTTTCTACAAGGTATAAGCTTGAGGGGATACGCCAGGATGGTTTTATGTATATATTCTATTTTTGCATATATTTATTATAGTTGCTTTTGATACATCAAACATTTTAGCGATCTTATCATAAGATAACTTTTCATTACTTCTTATACTTCTTATCATATTTGATATATCAATATTTAATTTCCCACTATATAAATTAGATTCAGCTCCTCTTTTTATTTTAAGAAGCCCCATTCTTGACGCTTCTTTCATATTATGAACCTGATCACACCATTCAAGATTATCATATCTATTATTTAACTTATTACCATCTATATGATTTAACACATTAAATCCATTATTGTTTTCAACAAAGTAAATTCCAACTAGCCTATGAATACATATGGATTTGTATTTACCATTTTTGCACAAATTTACATAATAATACCCACGGCTATTAACTCGTTTCTTTAATAATATTTTCTTACCTCTTTTGACAGATATCACATCTCCGTCTTCAGTAATAAAATAATCATTGTTATAACCTTCAATTTCTTTAAATCTACTCATTGTATTTAGTTATTTTATAATATAAGTTAATTAAAATATATCCACATCGGCTTTCACAAGAGGATGTGGGACGGAATTTCTCGAAGTTTATATAGTAAATTTATGAAACTATTGTCCAACATTCTAGCATATAGCACCAATCCTCAAACGGGAACGTCTCTATACCAGACCTACCCCATCCCGTCCCCCAGCTGTTCTGTAGGACGAAGCCGGCCTTGTCCCAGCCGGTGAGGATAACGGCATGACCTCCCAAGTTCTGCCCTTGGCCTTGCCAGAATCGATTACCATAATTATAGCAATACAGACCTATAACCAGAGGCCCATTCAGCATCAAAGCCACCTTAGCTGATACCGGATCTATGATCCTAGCGTAACTGTTTATTTTCTCCCCATCTACGCCTATGTTCTTGATAGACTTGATAGCGTCACGAAGAACCATCCCGTCTTGATCCTTATCCTCTCTCAGATCATATATATCGTAGGGAGAGATCTTAGCCGGTCTTTTAATAGCCCTTATACTCTTTCTCCAGTTAAGTATCTCAGCTAAGCTTACCGCAGCGCAAATAGGAGAAGATCCTTGATCCACTACGCTATCAACGTTATTGACCTTATACTCATCAGGGACAGCCTCATGCTGCATGTTCATAATAGCGTCCCTATCATCTGCTGGCGATGGTATGTAACCTAGTCCGTATTCCATTACTTATCTTTTTTATGGTAATCAATTATCTTGATATTAAACGTATCGGATCTTTGCCTTACCTGTATAGACCCTCTAGCCTTTCCCTTGGCGTCGTATAGGGCGGTGAAGCCAAAGTTATCGACCCGGCCGTCGTCCAGCGTAAACCGCCACTCCTTCCATTGGCCCATCACGGTCCCGGAAGACACTATAGAATCCACTACATAAGATATGTCAGTAGTATCATATTCCGTATAATAGGTTCTTGACGTACTGCATCCGACAACCGCTAAGGTAAATAACGTTAACAAGAAAAACAAGATCTTATTCACTTTTCTTAGATTTTTTACGTTTCTTAGATTTCTTCTTATCCTCCGCCTTATTCTCGACATTTACGTCAATACCGGCATCAGCGACCTCAGGGGCGTTATTTTCAGGTATATCAATATGACCTGAGTTAGGATCCATCTTATCCTCATCAACAACAACCTCATTAGGAACATCGATGTCTAAAATCTCTGCCTCCAGATACTTGATACGATCTGACATGATTTTATTCTGGTCCTCAAGTTCCTTATATCTTCTTCTAGCCTCATCGAGTAATTTAGATGATAGTTTATGTTTCTTCTCGATATCCATATAAGCCCGTTTAAGAGTCTCTTTATCTTTTACCGACTCATTATATATCTCTCTTGATTTACTAAGCTCATTACCCATCTTAATTATAATAGAATCCTTTTGTTCTATATCCATATTAAGGGAATCGGAAAGAGTTTCAAGATACCCTACTTTCTCTTCTAATTCCGTTATCTTCTTGCGGGAATCCTCATAATCTCTTTTTAATCTACTTGAATAGCTAATAGCCTCATCAAGATCCTGTTTTAGAGTATTTATATAGCTACTCTTTACTATCTTCAATCCGAACATATTCATATCTTCATTTAAATTAATCAATTCATTTCTTTTTGTATCATAAAACGTTTACCTATTGATAATTTCAACTTTTTGTACGTAACATTCCGCTGATTACCGCCGTTGATATCACGAATATTGAAACTACCCGATTTACGTCTTCCAAATATGAAGTAATAATTGCCTTCAAACATAACCCTGTCAAACAAACGAAAACCAAAAACTTCAAAAGGAGATTGATTCGGCTTTTTAGCCCCTCCTTTTAAAACCTTTTGTTTATGGATTTGACGGTTATGCCTTCTAACCAACCTTACTTTGTAATGATATTCCAACCTTAAAGCGTTGAAATTCTTAGAAATGACAAAGGCGTCAGAAATATGATATTTTTCAATTCCATATTTAATCCGATTGTATTTCGTGATGTAACCGAAAGTCATTGAAACGTTTGGATATCTCGATTTCAACTCCTCGTACAACTTCCATTTCATGATTCCCATTACGGCTGCGTCGCGAAGCGACTTGCCTCGTTTCACCTTCAAATCAATATTCCCTTTGTGATATTCCTTATGACAAGTTTCACACAAGGTAATGAGATTGGATGGTGAATCACCTCCTGTTTTTCGAGATTCGATGTGATGAACATTCAGGATCGGGTCTTTCGACTTTCCTTTACAATGTTGACATTTATGCCCATCCCTTGCCAAGACATATTCCCTGACATTCCAAAAACCAAGTTGATCTCCTTCCTGATATTCGTTACCGGAGATGTCAGGATTCTTGATCTTTTGTGTATCAAATTGGGCAATCTCGACGATGATACGGGATATCGGCAGGGTAGAACAGATGTTGTCGATAACACGGATATGAGCATCAATTTTGTGTCTCACCGAAGGTGCTACCCATCCATGATGTTTGCTTTTTACCCTGTTGCCAAAACGAGGCTTCCTGTATCTCAACCTATTTCGTCTCGTTCTTCTTAACTCTCTTCTTGTAGACAAAAGTTCTACAATATCACTTCTAAGAATAACTTCACTGCTGTAAAGCTCCTTGCTTTTCGTCGTTGCTGATAGACCAACATGTTTTGTACCTGCGTCAACGCCTAACACAATTTCTTGTTTGTAACCTGAAGTAGCGTACGTAAGACGAATAGTAAACGGACAAAGATTCACTACGGTTGCTTTATTTGCTTTAAGCAACCTCCTAACCTTCCCATGCCTTGTCGTAGGCATCATCGGTTTACCATCTATGTCTTGTACATACACCATTTTACAAACTAATTCAATGTTTATTCAACATAAATCAGGATTTCTCCTGTAAGTACCCATCGCCAATGTTATTTTGAGGTTTTATATAGGCAACACTGGAACCCAAATACAATCCCTGTTTAATCACCTACCTTAGAGCAAGGAACTTGGGTAAACATTCCTTGGTAACTATATATTCTCAAATAACGTAGCCTCTGTCTCAAGGCTTAGGCTAATAATCGGAATAGCTTTTAGCTATTATACATAATGCGATGCAAATGTTTTATGGTTTGCATGAATTATGTATTATTCGCGAGAATGTTCATTACTGTTATAAGTTTCACGAATATCGGCTTTTATCTTGCCTACTATAATTAACTCAGCTATATGTTTGTCTTTCTCGACTATAGCCATATCCTTACGGACATTAGTGACCCTGATCATGATATTCCCGTTATTAGACGAGACGAACGGTGATCCTACCAAAGTAAGTCCCGTATCTCCGGTAAACGACGGCAGCATCATCAACACCCCTATGGTATTATCCGGGAACGATGCCCATACCCCTGTGTCTATATCAAGGACATCACCCTGTCCTAATGGGAAAGCATTACCCTGCTTGATAGGAATATCCTTACCCAACGAGTTCCATGCTTTCGAGAATCTTACGGAGTTAAGGAAGATCTTCCCCTCTTCCTCCATCATCCCTACCATAGGGTCGCAATTCAATCTAACCTCGTTTTGTTTATCATCTGGCTTCTCCTCAAGCTCATCAAGGTCTCTGGCTGATGTAAACGACTTGCTTTCCAGAAGCTTTTTAATATCCTCAATACTGGCCATTATAATTTGATTATTAAATAAACGATCTTCAATCCTAACTTCAAATCAGATGTCTTCTCGAACATCTCCCTAAGAGGTAAGATAGTAGCGTCAAGATCTGACGCTACCCATTCTCCATCCTTATAATACATATCCTTTTCCTCGGAATACGCTATACAAGATCGATGCCCTAGGTTCTTCATAACCGTATCTACCTTATTTTGGGTAGGCATCGAGACACGATTCACTTTAGTAGATATATTGAAATTACTCTCCATTAACTTTCTGTTTTTTAATTAGTTAATTAAAATGGAAGATCACTGTCGTCTCCAAAAGGAGGATATTGAGGAGGTTGTTGTTGACCTCCAAACAAAGAGGCTTGCGCTTGCTGCGGAGCCTGCTGGTATGATGGAGGAGGCGTTTGCGATGGAGCCTGCGTTGCATATGACGGTGGGGGCGTCTGTGCGGTTGGCGTAGCGCCCATGCTTTGGCTTCTATCCTGTTCCGATTTTTCGTTTTCAGCCTTAAACTTTTCAAGATATTGTTTAAATACTTGAAAAGCGAAAGTGTCTTGAGCCGTATAATCGAATTTCTTGTTACCCATTATATCCGTGCTCTCTACCCTATCAGGCCATCCGTTCTGTCCGTTCTTATAATATTGCTGGATAAGCTCGTCCTTTCCATCTGGAGTTTCCCTAGCGTATGAAATGAAAAAATTACCGGGAGCATATTGATCCCCTTTCTTAGCATGAGCAGGATTTATTACCACCTTACGTTTTAGGTCAATATTAGGCAAGTACCTTACCAGTGACTTCACGTAATTATTAATACCTCCTTTTTGAGTCATCAAAGGAACGTTTATGAAATAATTACCATCCTCATCACTTATCTTTATGGACACGTATTTGGCTTTTATCCCATTGAACTCCACTTCTCGCACATTGATATCAGACAAATAACCTTCGATACCGTTCCAGAATACCCTCCAATAAGAAACGGCTCCGGTCTTCTCGTTTATATGCTCCTCGAAACCTTCCTTTGGTTCTCTTGATGACTGATATAATAATCCGCTACCACTTACTTTAAAGTAATGGTTATTACCACCTGATGAATTTTCTCTAACTCCCATTTTATGTATTTTTAAATATTAAACAATAACTGATGATGACAAGAAATACTCGTTCTTATTATCCTCCCCATAAATCTTATTGAAATGAGATTTATGATCATGCTCGATAACCACCCTATTACATGAGACGCTTTTTATAATACCAAGATATCTTCCACATAATACGTTACATATAATATCTTCACCATGATAAGACAAAGAAGCAAGTCTCTCCTTACATGATTTACCGGAAGACGGGTTCTCTGACATAATACCGCATCCTTTATCGGTAAATATCAACTTGCAATGATCAAACTCATTTACCTTAAGATTGTTTTGGAGGGCTTGGACGAGTAGATCCTTATCAAAGACATAGGTACTTGTTTTGACAAAATGCTCGTCCACGAACCTCCAATTTGGATAATTACCCTCAAAATGGGTCTCATACATATCCATATCAGGCGTAGAAAAATAAGTCTTAGTATCGTCCACTTTTATAGACAACATATCCGATGACTTATTGATATGCTTATCAAGCAATATCGCGGATTCGTTCGATACCGGGATAAACATCTTATCTACCTTATCCTTATTAGGGACAAAATACCTGTAAATAGTATTTCTATCCGTACTTACTATATTAATATTAATATCATCAATATCAATGACCACATTCTCGATGCATGGATAAAAGTCATCTACCTCCGTATAATCGCTGGCTTTGTTAAGAACCGAAACATAATCGCTCATCTTAACCTTAATTCCTCCATCAAGTATCTTATGTACCTGCGGGAATGTATTGATATCAAAAGCCGGACAACTATACTCACCAGAAGCATAGCGGATCGTTATCTGATCTTTTTTATCTGAAAGCAGTATCGTAATCTCGCAATTCTTCTGTTTTTTCATGAACTTAATAAAAGAGCTTGCCTCTACCAAGAAAGAGAAGTTAGAGTCAGCCTCGACCTCCAATCGCTCTATAACACATACCTTGGCATTTACGGAAGTGATATAAGCCAGATTATTGACAACATCTATCTTAAGATCCTTATAAAGGGAGTTGGAACCGGCGTTCTTAACCACCGTCTCCAGTTTACCCAACTTCTCATTTAATGACTTCGACAAGCACTTTATCAACATAATAAACAACTTTTACATGACATTGCAAATATAATCATAATTATATTAATACAAATATAATAAATACTTAATAGTATTAAAATAATTTAAACTTACGTCTAATATACTCGGCTATAAGCGTAGCGTCACACATTCCGTCTTGTATCTTAGTAGGTTGTACTCCTTTCCCTGACCATGGCTTCACGAAAGAGACCAAAGGGAAAAGGCGCATGGCGCATCGGATGGAGGTAGCCTTCGTGTCCAGCTTCGCCGCCGTATACACCCGATCGGCTGTCGTATGAAGCTCCTTCTGCCAGGTCTTTGGTTGCACCTCCTCGAACATGAACCTAACATCCGGGTGAGATCCGTATCGCTCCATCATCTCCACCATCATAGCGAATAGGGCGTTCGGTTCCCGGCGTCTCCCGCCAAAGGTGAAGTTGCTGGCGGCCGAGCTGTTGTGGATGCTGTGGACGTCCTCGACGGCGATCGCCAGCGTCCCGCCTCCCTTTTCTTGGATCTTGTCAGCGGCATCGAGGAAGAAGCTTGATATAGCCCTAAGATCTATATCCCCCTTAACCGATATCCTTGGAGTCATAATTACCTTAATATCCCCGTTCTCCGGGATCATGGACAATCCTCCGGTGTCTATACCCGGATCTATGCCTATTGATATATTCATAACTTCAACGTATATAATGAATGGAAATCCTCCGGTCTAAACACCTGTATTGAGTTATCCGGATACATACCTATATAATAACCGTAAAAAGCCCGTAGAATGCCATTTTCTAGGATTATATCCAAAGCCTTTACCTTGTGACCGTCAACCATCACATCAAGCTCCTTGGTTCTTTGGGATATCTTATCAAACCATTCAGGTATAGGATCAATCCCGTACCTGAATGCGTTTACTGTTGATTTTATCGATATATATGTTCCCATGATCAGATAAGATTACAATCGTCACGTTTAACAACCTTAAAATCACCATTGCGAAGGAATATCGCCACATCAGATCTCGTATACGTAAGAGGTGTATACGATACCAAATGATAAGATGCCTGCCCGACGGCGGGGCGAACCGGTCTCAATACGGCTATGGCTATATCTCCGCCAAGTTCCGTGCCACCGGTGACACCCTGTAGGCACATGTATATGAATCCCTCATACTCATATCTCTTTCCAATAAACTCACTCATGGGAATACCTACGAACAGATAGTTCTTCACATCCCCTTTCTTAACCTCGACAGCGTTCTCTACACTGGACGGTATTACGTCTACAAATTTTACTCCTATTGCCATGATTACAAATTCAATTTAGTTCTTAATTCTTGACACAATTCTTGATTATCCCTCATGATACTTAACGTATTATCGACTCCGTTCCCTACACGAACATCCCCGTACCAGTACCATGATCCTTTACGGATAAAGATACCGGTTTCCTCGCATAACTTCAAAAGTTCAAGTTCCTTATCAAACCCCACGCCATAATACAAGGCTGTCTCTGCTATTTGGAACGGAACGGCTGTCTTGTTCTTCAGCACCTTTATCCTAACCTCATGACCTACTGAAGATCCGTCCTCTCCTAATATAACCTTCTTTCTCGCCATCTCCATACGGATAGAGGCATAGAACTTAAGAGCGTTACCTCCGGTCGTTACCTTAGGATCGCCGTATATAACACCGATCTTCTCCCGATACTGATTGATGAATACCAGAACACAGTCGCTTTTGTTTACGATTCCTGTAAGAACCCTCATGGCTTTGGACATCAAACGAGCCTGCAATCCCATGTTGCTGTCTTCCATATCGCCCTCTATCTCCTTCTTAGGTACCAGATTGGCTACAGAATCTACGACAATAAATCCGACCTTCCCGGACTCGACTAACTTGGCTGTGATGTCAATAGCCAGCTCCCCGTAGCTTGGTTGGGAGATCAAAAACCGGTTTATATCTAATCCCATTTTCCTAGCGTACTCAATATCGAAAGCGTTCTCCACGTCTATTATAGCTACCAGCTTATCGGGGTGCTTTTTCTGGAACTCGATCATACTTAACGTACACATCATGGTCTTGCCACAAGATTCCATCCCGACCAGCTCATGGATCCGGCCTACCGCCCATCCGCCGCCGAGGGCCTTGTCCACCACCAGAGAACCAGTGCTTTCCCTTGGTATGGATATTATAGGCTTATCGTCACCGAAGTTCATTATCGAGCCTTCTCCAAGCTCTTTATTTAAAGATGATACTAACTCATCTACGTCTGAAAAAAGTTCTTTCTTAGCCATTATAATCCGTATTCGTCAAAGTTAAATAAATCCTGTTGCTTCTTTATCATATCCTTTCCGATGTCAGATATCTTTTCCGGATTCAAAACACCCTCATTCTCATCCACCTTATCTATGAAGTCAGATATCTTATCGCTTAGCAGTACCATATCTTCCTTAGGAACTGATTTTAGATAAAGACCGTCTATTGACCTACATCTTGAAAGAGCGGTATATATCTGTCCTATCTCGAAGGCTCTACTAATGTCTACAAATATATTATCCAAAGTCATTCCCTGGGATTTATGGACAGTTATGGCGTATCCTAACCTCAATGGATATTGTATTATATAGCCGCAAGAAATGCCTTCAAGGGAATCGTCTACCTGCTTATACTTCATCTTCTCCCACTTCTCTTTGGTTATCTCCACCTCAGTATCGTTATCTAGATGAACATATATCGTCTCATCAACAGTATCTATGCTGGTTATGATACCCATCGAGCCATTGACATATCCATTGCCGTTTCTGGTTATTATGACCTTAGCTCCTACCTTTACTATAAGCTCATCCTCACAGGGCGCTACAGGCTTCTCCCCGAATACAGTAGCATCGAACTTAAATACCTTATTATTGATCTTATCAAGATTAGTCTTATTTATCTCATAAGCTTCTTTGTTAGTTGAGCATATAATTATAGTATTATCCATATTATCTGGATACTTGACCCTACTATCCAATATCTGTCTTGACTCGTCGGTAATAACCCCACATCTTATATCCTCAAGTACGGAAAGAAGCTGAGGATCTTTTTGACGGAATACGTTCTCGAAGGTAATGACCGAGAATCCTGACGCTCTCAATGCCTTTGATGAGAAAAAGAACCGGCTCTCATAATATTTGTCGATAAAATCATCCGCCGTCACCACAGGAGGTAGTTGTGATAGATCTCCAAACATAATCAACCTAACGCCACCGAAAGGCTCCTTGCTACGCCTGCATTGTCTAAGTATGTCAGCCACCTCATCAAGCAAATCAGGTCTTACCATACTGATCTCGTCAATGACAATAGTATCAAGATTCTTGATCTTCTTCTTCATAAACGGACTTACATCCACCTTATTCGACAACATACCTCTCTCGATAGAAGGGATATAAGGATCGTTCTTTATAGAGAAGAACGAATGGATGGTCTGTCCACCGGCATTCAAAGCCGCTACTCCAGTCGGGGCTACGATAACACATTTACCCAAGAACTTTACGATACGTCTCATGAACGTACTTTTACCACTACCAGCTCTACCGGTAATAAATAGATTCTCCCTAGTGGTGAAAATCTTTTTCAAGGCACGACCTTGCTCCACGTTTTTATCCACCGTCATAATATGACGAAGGAGGTCGTTTTCATTTTTAAAATCTTCTTTTACCATATCTTTTTAGGTTTATGGTACAAAGATACGAATAGTTATAATTAACTATTAAAAATAAATGTGAATAATATATAAATATTAAATTTTATATCTGATACTCAAATCATCCAGCTTTACTCATCTCGAGCCCTTTTACCCCTAAAAAGACGTCTTTTATAAAATCTTCGGCGATGATTATATGCATTATCTTTCCTCTGTATGATAGTCTTAGGTGTCCGATAGTTACGTTCTTCCTGTCTTTGGCATTCGCTATTCCATTGTTTTTTTTTACCTCGTCATACAAATCGGATATACTCTTCTTACACATGCCTAAGAACATGCTTATGTATCTGTATATAGTTGACTGAGATATCTCATGCATGCCTATTCCCGCAAGCTTCTTATTCAACTCATTAAGAAGGTATGCTACATTGAACTTAATTGTCTTTCTTTTAGTTACTTTGTATATATGATGTACGTTTCTGGTTCTGGCCCTGAATATTATCTTGGAAAGGATTCTTACCCGATCAAGTTTCCGGCTTTTGTTAGCCATATTCCGTCTTTCGTCTGAGCTTAAATTCTTATCCAGACATTTGTATACGGATCTTTTCTTACCTACGAATATTTCTTTCGTATCCTCATTCTTCTTAGCCTTATACGAGTAGATCATGATATCAGATAAAGCTATTCTTATCTCGCCCTCTGCGTAAGCCTTAAGCGTCTTTAGCTGATAGTCTATATCCTCATGGCAGTTCTCTATAACATGTTTGTAGCAGAAATAAGCTATGCCATCGGATAGGATATCTATAAAATCATCGGTATTGATCTCGATACGGTCACGGTAACCATCTCTCATCCTATTTCTTAAAAATACATGCTTCTGTACATTTATGATAGAAAGATAAGCCGTTACCTGCTTACACTTCTTTTCTATAACCATACCGGAACCTCTTATATTATCTTTCTTGTTCGAGTATTTTACGGCCGTAACCTTCTTCCCGTCCTTATTGGTTACAGGTTTGTAATCTACTGGACAGACAAGTGATCCTGCCGGAAGCCTTAGGCATCCAAGCTCATCTTTTTTTGCTTGTATATCTTTTGGGATATATGCTTCGGTAAGAATCTTATCGAAATTTGATTTCATTTTCTGTAAAAGTGCTACCTTTGTCTCCATGAGATTTTTTATTTGCTGCGAATATACAAGTTTCATCAATACGAAACAAGTTATTCGGATGGATGGGTAGCCTGTGAAGGTCGCCCATTTGTTGTTTAAGGAGGGTAGGTAATGTTCGTAAAACGCTGTGCGCGTGAACGATCGTTTTTTCTCAACCTACTTGTTACGCGCGCATTAATAGGTATATTTATTAAATATAATTAACTCTATAAACATATACTACTTTCTAATATCTCTATCCGTACACAGAACCTCTCCTGACGTCGAGTTCCTGTGTACTCCACTTAAAGTCTCTATTTAATAAAACATTGCTTTTTACCGCCAAGGTATGGTGCCGTCAGGCAGGATACCGCAGGCTAAACCTGGTAGAAGCCGTATCCTATACCGGAAGCCGGTACCCCGGTAGGGGGATCGGGTGGAGCAGAAGCCAAAGAAGAAAAAGTGAGGTCTTGTGCGATCGCTCACGCTCCGGCCGTCCGTATCTTCTACGGCAGGCTCCATGCCCCAAGGCCTCCCATTTCCCCTTGGCTTTATATCCCATAACATGGTAGGAAGGAATCCAAAGGGAAAAGGGGTGGTCATGTCCCTTGAGGCAGGATAGAGCTGTCCACCGCCGCTCGGAGGCATGTATGGCCGGTGCTCAACTGGCCTCGTTGCCGTGGCTTACGGTGGACTTATCTGGCTTTCCTCCTCCATTTCCACCACCTTTTCCCTTTGGATGTTCGTAAATACATGCTAATCAGCATATATTATGTTGATTATGGCATAATTTCTTGACAACGATATTTTTTTTAAGTAGTTTTGTCGAAAACTAATTTTATATGGCCGAACAGAGGAAAGCTTTCGTATTTGCGTTGCCTTATGACACTAGGCTGGATATGATCCAGCAGTTCTTAAGGATATACAATGGCTATCTGGATTCCAAGGGTAGGAGCTTGATTACTGAAAGGACGATAAACTTACTTTCTTTCTACATCAACTACGGATACTCGGATGATACCAGGGCTAAGTACATGGATTGTTATGGACAGAAGGAATCTTATATCGCTGTCCTTAACAATGAGCTAAAGCGTGGCGGTTTTTTAGTAGATAAAAAGAACGGAAATTTCCGTACCCGTGAGCTGTCTATTGAGATGAGAAGCCTACGCAATTATTTTGTTCTTGACGGAGAGGGTGATGACACCCGTGTAATGGGATTCGTATTCAAGAGAAACAAATTGAATATCGATGGATAGGAGTCTTATTTCGTTCGACAGGGATATTGTCGATGAGGTGGTGAGAAGATCTGGAGGGAAGTTTACCAAGCAACAGGTCGAGTGGTGCATGAAAGCATCCGTATCTTATATCCATCATCTCGCCAGATATACTGATAATATATCTATCAGGATCCCGTTTATCGGATACGTTATCTGCAATCTCCGTGAGATGCGTGTAAGACGTGATAAGATACGTCGCATATATGTCAAGGAGGGTAATCGTTATCCAGACGAAAGGATGCCTATTGAGCTTGATTGCCTGGATAAGAAGATAAAGGTGATAGAAGATATGGAGGGATTGAAGAACGGAGATCCCCTTATACGTGACAACCATGAGGCTATGTACCAATGTCGGTATGGTATGACATGGGAACAGTTACAGGATTTTCAACAACAACAATTTAAAAAATAATATGCAAACAATTGGTAAAGCCCAAGTGATAGCCCAAGCTTGGGAAGACAGTTTATTGGGCAGGATTCCTAAGGATGAGAAGGATTATCCGGAGTGGTACAAGAATCGTCTTGATTTATGCAAGAAATGTCCTAAGAACTCTTCTAATATAGCTTTCTTTAAGTTACCAGCTAAGGTATTGCTGCAAAGATTGATGGGAAGACAGGCATGCTCGCTGTGTGGTTGCTTTATCAAGGAAAAGGCTTGGATGAAGACAGAGGTATGCCCGTTGAAGTTCGTGGAAGGAGAGAAAGCCAAATGGAATGCTATGGAGGTGATAACAGCCGATCATAACGATTTTAATATTGAGTGTCCTAACGATTCCTTTGATATAGGACTGACGGATGACGAGAGCGAGTTTTATCTAAATATTTTTGATCAGAAAATAGGTGATAAGATAGAAATCGTGTTATTTATCATCCATAATGATGGTTTCCATGTCAAGGAGCATCATTTCGGATGTGGATGTATGGAAGATGTATCATATAACAAACATCCTGACAATGAAAATAGAATTATATTTAGGATGACGTTAGATACCTCAAAATATACGGAAGGTCATTTTGAGAAACATCTATCTCTTATGGGTTATACTAAGGACGATCCTAAACGTAATTTCAAACATTTCCCGCTACGTATTATAGGGGAAGCTTATAAATAATGCCGTGAGAAATCTCGTAAGAAGCAAGATAGATGACCGTATCCATGCCCTTATTGTCATGGAAGTCGGATGCCGTGAGTTACCTGAATATTCATTGGGTGATATACTTTACTCCGCTTTAAGGAGGATAGCTAGGGCTAATGGTGGTAATGTCCGCTTCTTGCGGGATGTTAGTACCAGGGATTTATTGAGGTCTATAGACCAAAGCATCAGTGATGAGATTGAGTTAAACAACAATGATTATAATGCGTAATATGGAAGATAAAGATATAAAAACAGAGATTAGAGATTATCTTAAAGAAGAGGCGGATACTCATATAAGGCATTGGATAGCTATAAAACGTGAGAGCAAGCGTTTGTATAGCGATATTGAGGATAGGACTAAGAAGATAGCCCTTAAATCATCTTCATTGATAAAAGAGGAGGATTTTGTCGTTCTTCATGAGATGACCCATAAGATACAGATGTTGAATATAGAGGCTGTAAAAGTCAATTCTAGGTTGATGTTCATAATCCAGTTGGCTACCAGCTTCGGTATGGATCTGGATTTAGATACGACATATGCGTCCACCGCCAAGAGTATTATAGAAGACAGAACGTCTGGATTCGTGTTTTATGATGACAAGGAACGTCTTAGATATGCTGACAAGGAGCTTGAGGATATGTTCCATGACATGAGCGTGACGGAAGTAAGTAAGATCGGGGTTGTTCAATCTTATAAGCTTCTTATGAAACAGTATAACGAGTTTAAGGATATGAAAGCCAATGCCACAGGGAAGACGAAAGCCGACGAGTAAGGATGTTGATCGGGTTAATGATAATCTTGAGGTCATATCCAAGGCCGTGGATGACGCCAAGACGTATATCGCCAAGCATCCATGGGATAAGGAGAAGCCTGAGGATATGGCTAGGGCGTTCGATTTCATATCCAAGCTGATCGATAAGATCAACGTATGGAATGACTCGTATATGGAGAAGAGTGGGATCATGGATGTATACAGGAGTGTCAGCAATGTCCAGAAGAAGGAACGTAAGGGACAGGTTTCCGGTGGTATAGAATCCGTATTAAAAAATATGCGATCATGAGTTTAAGCACGAGTCCAGAATTTTATGTAAACATGAAGAATCCTCCAGTGTGGAACGATTTGTTTGGCTGGGAGGATCAAGATGATGATGTTAAGCAGTTTTTCACGGAGGAGGCTTATAAGGTCAAGAACGGGGTGACTATCAACGGTACGTTCATCCCGCCATGGCTTTATTGGCATGTTAATTTCTTTCCCGTATTTCAAGATCTTCCAAATGGGGAGCGTGTTCCTGCTATCAGCCGGTTACGTGATAATGAATGGTTTTTCGCTGAGATGTACCAACGTGCCCGTCAGGAGAAGAAAGGGCTGGGGATGTTCGGTACCCGTCGTTTTGGAAAGGCCCTTCTGGACTCGGAGCTGATATATACTCCTTATGGACCTAAGAAGATAGGGTTCGCTGATATCGGTGATATCATATATGGCGATGATGGTAAGCTTACGACTGTAGTAGGCGTATATCCTCAAGGGTTCGTTGATATGTATAAGGTTACGTTTGAGGACGGGCGCAGTATAGTATGTTGCGGTCAACATCAGTGGAAGGTTAAATATCATGGTGATTATAAAGTCATGAGCACCATGGGTATCATCCACTCTGACTTCCAGAAGATGACCATAGACATAGGGGAGGCCGTGGATTTCCCCGAGCGGCGGTGGCTGATGTCGCCCCAGCTCCTTGGGTCTCTGACCGCCTCTTTCTTTTGTGGATCTACCGACAGGATCTTCGAGTTAAGCAATAAGGAGATGGATGATATTATTTATTCATCCAAAAAACAGAAAGAGTTGTTTATAAGCTCATTCATGAAGATATCTTGCGGTATAAGTACCGGTGACGATCGTTTTAAGGTCGTTTACAAAAGTGAGTATATTATATCCTTCGTAAGAAGAATATTCTGGTCTATGGGATATTATTGCGTCATGGATGGTGATGATATGTATATATCCAAGACCCATAACAGACTTAGGATATCCGATATAGATTATTACGGGAAGTATAAAGCTACTTGTATTGAGGTCGATAACAAGTCCCATCAGTTCCTTACCACCAATTTTGTCGTATCTCATAATACGACTATCATGTCATCCCTTCTTCAGATGAACGCTACCATGACGATCGGGCTTAGTCATTCCGTGGTAGGTTTCAGCGATAGCGATTTATCTAATATAGGTGAGTATTGTGAGTATGGTCTTGATCATGTGCATCCTTTTTTCAGAATTAACAGGACCAAGACCGATTGGAGTTCTGGTGTCACCTTAGGCAAGCGTATGTCTAACGGGATTCGTGATGTTCATGCCATAATATCCATAGCCAACATCAACATGGGTAGGAAGACCTCCACGCAGAAGACGGCTGGTTTGACACCGGCTACGGCTATTTTCGACGAGGTAGGTAAGGGACCTATCAAGAAGCCGTACACTGCCGCCATGCCGTCATACGACACTCCTTACGGCTGGCGTCTCAGTCCTATCTTGGCTGGTACCGGTGGTGAGGTGGAACTATCCAAGGACGCTCAGGAGATGTTCTCTGATCCTGATACATATAATCTTCTGGTCATGGATTGGGATATTTTAAATCGGAGAGCCATGAAAGGGAAAACATGGAAAGAACGGAAATGGGCGATGTTTGTCCCCGGTCAGATGGCTAACTCCGGTGTCAAGAGAACTATAGGTCTGGGTGATTATTTAGGGAAATCTGATGATAAGAAACTTAATAGGATTAAGATCGACGCTACTGATTTTGAAGCTAGTACCAATAAGCTTAACGAGGAACGGAAGAAGCTATCTACGAAAGATAGGGTAGCTTATACCTCTCATACCATGTTCTATCCATTTACGATTGATGATTGTTTTTTAAGCTCATCCCAGAACCTATTCCCGGTCGAGTACGCTATCAAGCATAAGAATGATCTTCTTGAGTCAGGGCAATATAGCGGCATGCTGTGTGATGTTTTCCTTGAATCGGGGAATAAACTTGGTACTACTAAATCGAATAAGCAATTGGCTGGTTTTCCGTTTAGCGGTGGTGTTATCGACGCTCCTGTCCAGATATTTGAGATGCCTCAATCCAATAGGTTTGATGACTTTATATATGTGAGTGGTAGCGACCCCTACAAACAGGCTAAGTCAGATACGCCCTCATTGGGTGCTTTTTATGTATTCAAAAGGCGTGTTGGTATCCGAGATCCTTATGCCTATAGAATAGTGGCTTCATACGTATCCCGCCCATCATCCATAGATCAGTTTTGTCGTACGTGCGAGGTACTTCAGAAAGGATATGGTGCTATATGTCTTATGGAGAACGCTGACCAGATGTATGAACAGTACCTTAACCGGAAGAGTGGTATGCCTGCTTCTTTTTTCTTATTCGCTGGTGAGGCAATAGCCAATAAGTATGTGAAGGCCGGCTCCCGGCAGAACAGCAAGCTGGGGCTATACCCGACCCCCGGCAACCAGAACCTGCTCTTCTCCTGCGTGGTGGATTATTGCTGGCAGGATTTCGTTATCGGTTATGATGATCAGACTGGTCTTGATATAACTGTCAAGGGTATTGAGCTGATCGATGATATAGCCCTATTGGATGAGATAATACAATATAAGCCCGGATTGAACGTCGATAGGATAATATCGTTCGGGCATGCGTTGGTTCTCGCCAGATATTTTGACGATAACAATTACATGCCTAAATCGAAGATCGAGGAGATGAATAATGCCCGCAAGGAAGACGCTTATAAACACCATGAGGTGTATGCCTCTGCCTTTGGATCGGTATCTATAGGAGCTTTTAGGTAAATGAATGTCAATTAAACGCCTATCTTTGTTGTAAATAAAATTGAATAATCATGGAAGTGTTTAATAGAGATCATTCGTTTCCAGCAAAAGGAGCGTTATTAGGATTACCTCCTCAGGCTATTTCCACGAAGAAAAAGAACAGGAAATGGAAGGAGGATTGTATGGACGCTCTTGAGACGATAGGGTTGAAACAGTATGATCGTAACCAGATGTACCGTGACTATTATCTGATGGCGGATGGTAAGTTATCTTTTATGGAGATGGCGGATGTCATCCCTCAGCTAAGGAACGTACAGAAGTTAAGGAGTGATATAAGAATCCCTTCTTTCTTGAAGCATTATGATATCATAGGTGGTATCGTAAACGCTTTTGAGGGATGGCTGACAAACCTACAGGATAAGTATACGGTTAACGAGGTAGGGGATATGGCTATAAGTGAGTATGAGGATACGATGTCAAACTTACTTCATCGTCATATACAAGAACAGTGGGATATTATCGTTAATCAGCGTCTTGTGGAGGCCGGTCTTGATCCTACGTACAATGAGTTTAATTCCGAGGAGGAGCGTCAGGCTTATGTTCAGCAAATCCAACAGGCCAAAGTGTCTATGACCCCTGATGATATCCAGAGGTTCATGAGTACAAGATGGAAGACGCAGGCGGCGGTATGGGGGGATCATACGATCGAGGCCGACCGTAGCCGGTTTTATATGGATGAGCTTGACAGGGAGAATTTCCGGGACCGTCTTCTTAGCGGAAAGATGTTCCGTAATCATTTCGTTGGCTTCGACTACTATCGTCCGGAGGTATGGAGCCCGATGGAGGTATTCCATCCTGACGTAAAATACCCGCAATACGGATCTTATGTGGGCCGTATTCATTATTACGAGGGTGTTGAGCTGATATCAAGATACGGCCATAAAATGACGGCCAAGGACAAGCGTCGTATTATGGGCGGTGATGATGATTATGAGGGATGGGTATCTAATGACGGTACTAGGTATGACTGGAAGAAAAAGAAGCCGTCTATTACCGGTATGTACGAGAATGAGGTTGTCCCATGGAAGGGATACCATGACTATGAATCTATAGTCGCCGCTGAGGATTACTACGGCGTTCCGATGGGTGAGTACCACACCTTCGGGCCGGACTGGGAGGAGCACACCCAGCCCCGCTTCTTGCCCCGCTTCCATCCCTTTGGATATTTCAACTCCGGAATGGCCGATGGCAAGAGATATGAGATAGACTCTCGCCTTTTTAGGGTCATGGAGGGATATTGGGTATCCATGAAACCGGTATTCTTAATAACTTACATGACGGAGACCGGGATGGTGGATCAGGAGCTTGTTACCGACGAGCTATTGCCTGAGTTTTTGGAGAAGAACGGGATAAAGAAGGTGAAGAGGGTGATGGCAGAAGCCGTTGGTGATCCTGAGGTTAATACCTATATCTTGGAGTATGTGCCTGAGGTTAGGTTTGGAGTTAAGATCACCGGAGGTAATTTAATGGATAAGCCTATATATATTGGCGGGGATCCAATACCTCATCAGATACATGGTGACAGTAGTCTGTATGATTATGTCATTCCGGTTTCGGGATTTATAGGGGCCAGTCTCGCTGATCGCATACAACCGTTCCAGATGATGTATAACCTTGCTATGAACCAGCTATACAATAACGCCGAGAAGGAGATCGGTAAGTTCTTCTTAGGCGACCTGGGATTCTTGCCTACGGAATATAAGGATATGATGGACAAGAAGGGTGCTTTAGCTACTTTTATGCAGATCGTTAAGTCTGTATCGTTTATGGGTGTAGGTGGTAATGATACGAATAATCCTTACCAGAATCCGCAGATGAGTAGCATATATAACCAGTTTGGTGTATATGATCTTACTAATACGGATCAGATAAGATCCCGTATGGAAATGGCTTCTTACGCCTATATGATGGCTTATAGGATGATAGGTATATCCGAGCAGGCAATGGGTCAGTCAACCAGATACGAGAGTTCTACGGGCGTAAAACAGGGGGTTAATGCTACCATGTTACAGACCCAGACTTACTTTAATGATTTCGATGACTTCAAGAAACGGACATTGGATATTCATCTAGCCGTGGCTCAAGTATGCCAGAAGGAAGGATACGATTGGACCGTGATGTACAGGAACAGTGATCTTTCCTTGGCTTACATCAGTCTTACGGATAATAGCTTGTCGTTACGTCATCTTAATGTTATGGCTGTCTCTAATTCCAAGAAACGTCTGGAATTGGAGAATTTGAAACAATATATATTACAGACAAATACGTTAGGTAATGACTTACTTGATATCACTAGGATGATGAGCGCCAACTCAACGGCTGAGATGAATCAGATCGGAAGGGATGCTAGATCTTACGCCGATCGTGTAAGGCAGGAAGAATACCAGAATCAACAGCGACTTGTCCAGCAGCAAGCCGAGGCCGAGCAACAGGCACGTAATGATGAGCATGAGAAGGATAAGGAGCTGGCTTATATCAAGGGCAACTTCGACTTAAGGGGTAAGAGCATAATGGCCGCTGGTCAAGCGGCTAGAACCGAGAACAACTCTGAAGGCATGGATTATGTCGAGGCTATGGCTGATAGGGCTTTAAGGGAAAGAGATCTTGATATCAAGGAAGAGGAGATGAGAACCAGACAGGCTAACGCCGAGGCTGAGCGAAGATCTCGTGAGGAGATAGAGAAAAGGAAGTTGGAATTAAAAGAAAAGGAGATAGACGCTAGAAACAAACGTTCTGATACAGATAGGTTTACGTCAATAATAAACAAGAATTGATTACAATTTTTGTAAATATTTTTACAAAATCTGTAATCATTTTGGCGTAAAATTCTGTCATATACTATAATGGGTTTGATTTAATTGGTAATTGGATTAATAATACTTTTGTAAAAAGCAAAAAAGGAAATTGTATGAATGACATGGGTGATTTCGCTAAGGGTTTTAAGACCATGAGTGTCGAGGAACTTTTTTACCGTGGTGACGGTGATGGCGATAAGAATAGTATCGAGGGTAAATATGATAAGGATGGTAATCCTATAGGTGATACCAAGGAAGAGCCTGCCGACGGCGGAGCGGCTGACGGTGGCGGGGATAAGGGCGGCGACGCTACCAACCCAGACCCGGATTCCTTTGGCGAAGGCGGTACTGATAATAATAACGTGGTATCAGTGTTTAACGGGAAATCTTTCTTGGAGAAGATGGCCGCTAGAGGTATCATCGACAGTATCGATAACCTTGATATTATGGTAGATGACAAGCCAGTCGATCTTTCTACTATCACAAAAGAAGATGATTTACTTGATATAGTGGAGGGGTTGATCAAGGATAAGGCCGATGAGTTGTTGAAGGATAAGGTTGATACCGGTTCTATGTCTGACTTTATGAAGAAGATGATAGAGGTGGATAAGGCTGGAGGTAACGTAGGTCAGCTTTTAAACCAATATCAGAACATTCAGGCGCCGTTGGACAACCTTGATATGAGCAACAAGAATGATCAGCTTGCGGTCATCCAACATTATTATAAGATGTTGGGTATGCCGGAAGACGAGATAAAGGATAATATGGAGATGATGATTGGCAAGGGCGATGAGTTCATTGAGTCCAAGGCAAATAAATTCCATGATATCCTGAAAAAGGAGATGGATAACCTTATCGAGGAGGAGAAGAAAAAATCCGAGAAAAAGAAACAGGAGTTTATTGAGCAGATGAAGATCTATAAGAAAGGTCTTAAGACGTCTATAAGCTCAGGATTCCAGTTGACTGACACGATGATAGGTAAGGCTGTCGATTTCGTTACCAAGCCGATAGACAATCAAGGTCATACGGCTATAGATAAAGCTTATTCGGAGGCTATCAAGAATCCGGACATGGCCGCTGATCTGGCTTTGTTCTTGATGAATAAGGACGAGTTCCTTAAACAGAAGACTAACAAGGCTAAGATGGAGGTCAATAAGAAGACCATCACTCTTCTTTCTGGCAATAAGGGAGGAAAGCAGAATAAGAACAATATCGATAACGATACGATAGAGGCTAACTTCCTTGATCTAAGTGGATCAAAGAGTGTATAACATTAAAAGATAGATAATTATGAACCCTTTTTTGACAAAAAGTTTTCCGGCTACCGTGAATGGCGATAACGTTATTGCCTTCACCGATGCCAAGAATTATAAGACTTCGCTCGTAGAGCATAACTTAGGCTCATTGGCGAGCTGGTATTATGAGGATCCGGACAAGAATCATTTGGGTCTGTTGAATCTGTTCTCTAATATCGCTAACTATCCTGTCCCGATGTATATGGGTATGATCAATAACGGCGCTACGATCTCCGTAAACGGTATCGGGGCTTCTTTCCGTTATGATTTACCTGTTACAAAGACATTCGCCGTCGTTACGGCTGAGGATACTTCAGGTCATCATCTAAAACCGGGTATTGACGGTGGTTTGTTTGATATTGTTTTGAATACTTCTGAGTTTACGGCTTATGATGTCATTACCTATGACGCCGCTAACGGCTGTAATATCCTTATCTCAGGTGAGATCCCGTCTAAGACAGAAGGAGATTTGACACGTTATTGGGGTCGTGTTATTGGCGGTAAGGCTAAATACTTCCCTAAAGAGAAATTACGTCCGGGTATCCGTTATTGGAAGATCGGTCATGCCCTTGGTGAGTACAGTACCCAGTTCTCTAAGGTATCTGGAGCTGACAAGGCCGGTTCCATGACTTGTGAGTTCCGTTTAGGAAACCACCGTGGTGTTGAGGGTGAGACAACTATGTATGCTGGTATGAAGTCCATGCAGGCCGCCCAGAATAGCACTTCAGAGTTCGTGGAGACTGCCCTTCGTCGTATGAATGCCATGAGAAGCGAGTATGAGGGTAATATTCCTGATTTGGCTATTATCGGCAAGACTGTTAATGGTAGACTTGATTTACGTACGGCTAAGGTAGCGTCCACGCTGGAGGTATTCTGTATGGCTGAGTTGGTTAAGCTGGAAGCTAGACAGTTGATGTGGCAAGAAGGTGGTATTATTATGGATCAAAATGGTCCTATCCATTTGAATGAGGGTATCTACCGTCAGCTTCGCCGTGGTTATACTATCTACTATAGTCGCCCGATGGGCATTACTAAGGATACTCTTATGGCTGCTGCCGCTTATATTTTCCGTGGTCGTCAAGATCTTCCTATTACGGAGCGTAAGATTAAGTTCAAGGTAGGAGCTATGGCTATGGTCAACTTAGAGAAGTTGATTAGAGAGGCTTTCTTTACTACGTTGAGTAATTTGAGCTGGGGTATGGGTAGTGACCGTATGTTGCCTTCTAATCCTATCTCTGGTACTAATGATGCTATGATTTTAGGTCCGGTACAGGTTAAGGGTGCTTTTCTCCCTGGTATCGGAAATGTAGAGTTCGAGCATGATCCTTCTTTGGATTACGCTGACATGACAGATCGTAGCGAGTTAGTGAATGGCATGTATCCTAGATCCTCCTATTCTTGTATTATTGAGAATATCACTGACGCTGGATCGACTAACGCATATTCCGCTATTCCTAATACGGCTAACGCTAAGTTAGGTAATATGAATAACAACGTATTTTATATCAAGCCAGAAGGCGTAAGCATGTGGTGGGGTTATGAGTACGGTCGTTGGGCGCACAAAGCCAACGGAAATGAGATCGTATCATCCTTGCCGGGCATGAAAGAGCAATTCTGGTGTCACTCAGCTTCCGCGGCTTGGGTTATGGATAACAGCAAGTTCTTGATCATCGAGCTTCAACCGAACTACTTCGGCTAAGTTTTTTTTCATATGTAATTTGGTTTTTAGAGGGGAGGATATTCCTCTCCTCTTTTTTTTAGGAAAGTAACGCAAAAATAAGGAAATGAAAGAGATTTTAAAATCAAAGAAGGTATTGGTCGAGGTAAACGGCTTCAATATCATGTCAGATACCTTGTATGAGGTAGTAGGTAAACACGACGGAAGCGCTCCGCAGGCCTTCCAAGACGCCAATATAGCCAAGGCTCCGTTCCCGGAGAACGCTACTCACGTATGTTGCCCGTGGGATGATTTCTCAGAGGTTTACAATACCGGTTTTTATCCAAGATCAAGATGTTATAATGGCATGGATAAGGATGAGGTTGATAAGTTGGTTGATCAACGTGTCAATAATATAATGAAGCCTTTTGAGAATATCTCCCAGAAGGATCTTTCCCAGAACAATTTCGAGTTTTGGGATGACGCTAAAGACAAGATCTATATGGGTAAGGTTTATAACACGGCTAATACCGTTGAGTTATTTTATTTATATCTGGCTGTATTTTCTGGCATGTTGACCCCTCAGGAAATGGATGGTGATCCTATTTTCATGAACTCCATGTTCTGTTTCATCGAGAAAGACAACGCCAAGGATTTCGTTCAGCAGCGTGAGATCAATAAGATGAATATCAGCTATAAGTTCATCAACGCCCTTAAGAAAGGTGACAAGGAACGTCAGGCTGTCATCGACCTTCTTCTGTATATCGGCATCGTGACTCGTCCTGATTTCACGGAGGATGATTATTACACCGGATCGTTATCGAACTGGATGAACGAGAAGAAGACCAACATCGATTATCTGCTTGATATCTGGGATCGGTCATTGGAGGGTGATTTCAAGGAAGTTCTTGAGTTCTATCGTATCATAAACGTCCTTCAACGTAACGGTCGTATCAACATGACTCCATCCGGCTTGCAATATAATGGTCAGATCATAGGTCCTGACACCCGTACGTCCGCCGAGTTCTTGGCTACCAAGAAAGATCTTATCAGTGTAAAGGCTAATGTCTTGGATGAGTACGAGGAACTTATGTCTATTTCTAATATAGACGATAAGACCAAGATCAAGAAGGTTAAGGATGTCAAGAAGAAGGAAGAAGTAGAGGAAGGTGATAAGGTTGATAAGGAGGAATAACGATGACGATCCAAGAAGCGTATCTAAGGTCTTTGCAGAAGAACGAGCAGAATCTCGCCAATGGCGGGATTAAGCTTGATCCGGGAAGGTTTGTGCTGCTGTTCAATGAGGCTCAGGACAGGTTGATAAGATACTATCTTAATAGGAAGGATGATGAGACCATCCGATCTATACAAACTCTTCTGGTATACTGGAAATCGCTTAATAAGATCAATCATATTGATGACCCCGAATCGACATCATTCGGTCTTCCTGATGATTATTTATGGTTCTCAAATATAAAAGGATCGTTTTCTTATAACGGATGTGAGGTTGGAGATTTTGTCATGTGGGAGGCTAAGAACGAGAATGTTCATGAGCTTCTTGGGGATGATAACAATAGACCTTCTTTTGACTATCGGGAAACGTTCTACACCATAGGAGACGGGAAGGTCGTGGTGTATGAGGACGGCTTTTGTACAGACGAGGTCAGGATGACCTACTACCGGAATCCGGTACGGGTGGATCTGGCCGGGTACATCAACGCCGCCGGTGAGCGGTCCACGGACATCGACCCTGAGCTGCCCGATCCTTTGGTGGAGGAGATTTTGGATATGGTCGCTAAGCAATTCAACCTTAACGAGAATGAATTGTTTAGATATAGGATGGATAAGGATAATGTGGCTTCCTTTAAATAAACACCGTTAGTTTGATCATTAAGCCTACTCGGAAACGGGTAGGCTTTTTGTTTTACATAAAATGTAAACATCATATTATGTCGTATACTCACGACCTTATTTTATTGCGGTGATGTTGTTTATGATTATGTTTGCGTTAGGTAAATGATTTTTGAACTAAAAAATTGATAATATGTTGCACAGACCGCAAGACCGGGTACTTTTCGTACCCCCGCACGCTAAGATGGTGGATGTTGATTCCATCTTCTTGAAGGAAGGTCAGCTTGGTATTTATGATACTAAGGAGACTTCCGAGAACGGTTGTAAGGCCGTGATTGATTTTACCGGTAAGCCTCGTAATGACAAGCGTTATGAGATCCGTATCGGTCGTAATGAACAAGCGGCTTCCCGTTCTATATATGACAAGGATTTTTCCACGCCTCTGTTCTCGTTGAATGAGATCACCGAGATTTACGTTTCTTGGCCGAAGAAGGATCACGCTTATGTCGATGACGTTATCTTAGGATACAATGGTGTCTCTGACGACACGGCTTTCTCCGTTTCCAAGGGCGACCGTATCGTTATCCGCTTGATTCTCGCCGGCAGGGCTTTCGAGCTTCTTGGCTACGAGGAAGGTCGTGTTGAGATCAATGACGCTATCCTTTTGGATGATTGTGACAATACCCCTAATCAATGCGAGGAATGCGATCCTTGCGAGGAGGTTGATTTGTTACCCGCCGTATTGAAGTGTATCGAGCGGATGAAGAACCAACCTATTGCCGGTGGTGGTAAATTATCCGATTATATTGATATCATTCCGGTTACAAGATGTACTAATGAGGCTACTGAGCCTGAGACGGAGGATGTCAATTTCTATTGCATGGAGGTATGCGATACTGGTGATGATCTGGCATTAGCTGAGGTTCGCGCTCAATATCCAGGATTGAAGATCGTACGTGAGACTATCGAGGGTAGCATGTCACGTTATAAGGTGATGAAGAAAGGCGCTAAACCGGCTGATTATACTCAACGTCTGATCTCTATCATGAAAGGATGTACGGATTGTCCTCCTAACTATACCGAGGTTAAGGGCGGTTATCTGTATTCTATTTCCTTGGAGGATGACGGTGTTGATATGTCTACTACGGTGGAGTCATTGCCTAACGTTGTAGCCGATACGGTTAATAAGATGAGTCAGATCAAGGGATCAGGTTTGTATATTGCCGCTACTTCCAAGAAATTGACGGATGAGGAGATCTCTACTTTCGTGGAGGCCAATCCTACGGCTATTATCTACTATGTGGCTAAGACATCCGATATGTGTGAGAATCCTACGGTTCGTACCGCTTCTTGGTCAGCTTGTGGTTCTTGCAAGGTATCCACCGAGAAGTATTATATCACGATCCCGGATGATGAGTGTGGAAACAGTGCTTTGGAGGAAATCAAACAGGCTTTCCCGGAACTGGAGATCACCGACTACGGTACTCCGGCGGCTTGCCAGCATAGCTTCCAGACAACGGTATATACTAACATGTTGTGTGATGAGTGCGACAAGGTGTTCGAGGGATTCTTCACCAGCAAGGCTCCGGCGTCCTACCGCAACCGTATGTGGAAGAAATTGGAGTCGGCTCAGGAACTTGGCACTAACTGCAAGTGCGGTATCCGTTTCCGTGGCAAGGAAATGTTGTTATCTCCATCAGAGTGCTTGATGGATAAAATGACTTATATCGAGGATAGTGTTGAGATCGTTGGTGCTAGCGGCGGTTATCCTGATTCTCTTGACGAGGGGTCTCCTATCTGGTGGGATCAACTTCATTTCGAGAGACTGTCTAGCAAAGCTCCGCGTACTCATGTCGGCGGTAATATGATGGATGACGAGTTGAAGGGCTACGCTCATTTCAACGGTTTCCCGAAACATCAGGATTTCATGGGGCGGACGTTCATGAACGAATATAGTCGTGTAGAGCAAACGGCTCAGTACGTTGACTTCCAGATTACGCTCAATCCTCATAGATACGCTCAGGGATTCGGAAAGGTTATCGCTGATGATCCTATCAACTTGATCTTACGTGTACGTTACGGCGCTCATGAGGGCGTTCAGGAGATGATTAACATGATCGGTGCTGCTGCTGGTCTTGGCCCGGCCATCGTAACTGAGCCGAAATAAAGAACCTTTTTTGCGTTCATATATTTCCTAAAGGGGAGAGATTCAATTCTCTTCCCTTTTTTGTTATCTTTGAGGCAGTAGAATTAAAATATGATATTATGTCTGCGATAAATGAGTATTTAAAGAGACTGGCCTCTATATTCGGAAGCATGGGTTTCTCCGTTCCGCCAGATGACTTCTCAGGTGTTGTCATAGACGGAAAGACGTATCCGGTCATGATGAGGAATGACGGGTGTTACGTGTACTTCGATGATAAAGGAGTAAAGAGACTTGTAAGCGAGGTTCCTAAAAAGGACTATCAGTTCATTAACATCAAGGACGCCCGTGTGTCGATCGTCAACCAATGTTATCGTACTCCGGGAGGTCAGGTAGAGGCTCGTATCCATACCTATATGAATAATAAGGGTGAGATATTGGCCGAGAAGATATTTATCATCAACTCTTCAGATGTTGATACGCCTATTGGTACGGAATTGGATAAGATTCCTGCCGAGTGGGTAGCTATAGATTGTAGCATAGCGGAGATGACCGATCGGGAGTTGATATTCGTAAGTAAATGTTACGCCACGGAAGGGGGCAAGGTCCAGATCGAGGGCGTTGAGTCAGTAGACCCCCGCCTGAACCCGGAGGTATCCCATTATGAGGTGGTGAATACGACTGACGATAGCAATCCTATCGGTACGGAGTATGATAAGATACCCGATACATGGAGTCGTATAGTATGTGATTTCCCGGATATGACCCAAAGGGAGATAATACCGGTGCTTAAATGCTTTGATACCGGGACCGGAAGGGTGCAGATAGAGGGATATAAGATATTTGATTACGAGATGGGTACCAGAAAGGAATGGTATCGCGTCAAGCAAAGTACCGATCATGAGAATCCGGTAGGTAAGTTTATCACCAGCATAAGCGATGACTGGGTTGAGGTTGTTTGCGACTTCACGGATATGGAGGACCGGGATATTGAGGTAACTGTAGAATGTTATAAGACACCGGCCGGTAAGGTGAAGCTGGAGGTTCTCACGTCATGGGACGGGAATATAGGAGTTAGGGATAAGAACTATAAAGTCCTGGAGACTACCGATCCGTCACAACCTGAGGGCGCCAGCTTCAGTTCCTTGCCAGATACGTGGGTAAGGACTGTCTGTGATTTCGACGATATGGAGGAGCGTGACATCAGGTCTTATGTCGAGTGTTATGACGGAGGCAATGGCAATGTCAAGCTTCGTAGGCTGGTTTCTTATGACTCCAAGATAAAGGCAAGATACGTCCGCTTCGAGGTGCTTGAATCGGATGACGCCGGCTTCGTTCCGGGGGCCGAACTGGCTACCCTCCCCGAAGGCTTCTCTTTGGTTTCGTGCGATTTCGTTGATTTTGAAGATCGTATGCTTCAGTCCAGAAAGGAGTGTTATGATACTGGTAACGGACGTGTACAAGTATCACGTATTACTTCTTACGATGGTGATATAGGTATCCGTGGAACTTCTTATGTAGTTACCCGTTCGGAGGATACTGACGTCCCTGTTGATAGGGTATATAAGGACATACCGGGAGGATGGACTCGTATGGTATGTGATCTGACCGATATGGAAGATCGTATATTATCTAATACGGTTGAATGTTATAGGTCAACCGATGGAGTAGTAAGAGTCACCCATACCACGTCTTATGATGGTAAGTTAGGGACGAGATCCGAGTCATGGGAAGTTGTTAGCTCCACCGATAACGGAATCCGGGTAGGTGATAAGGTCAGCTCGTTATGGGAAGGACTTACCCGTATCGAGTGCGAGGAACCGGATTACATGGATCGGCTTATCGATACCACGGAGACCTGTTATGATACCGGAAAGGGTACGGTGAAGATCAGGAGACAGGAGTCGTTGAACGGAAATCTGGATGTAAAGACTTTCGACTATAAGATCGTTGAGTCTACCGATCCTGATCATCCTATCAATACTACACCTACGCAGACGGTTATTAACGGCTGGACGGTCATCAGTTGTGATCTTAATATCATGGACGTGGATGATTGTTATGAGATCGGTGGTCATAAGATACATTTGAAGGGATTCAGGACAGTCAATCCGGCGTTACAGGATATTAAGTCTATATTGTATGTCGTGTACTCTGATCATCCTGATTACAATGTAGGTGATGAGCTTACGTCTATACCGGATGGGGCTAAGGTGACGATCTGTGATTATGCGGATAAGAGCCAAAGACATATGGTTCCGGTGCGAGAGTGCTATGAGGTGGCCGATGGCCGGTTCTATGTGGAGGGGAGCCGGTTGATTGATAACAATATGGTCGTAGAGCGGACGTCAGTAATGGTACTGGAGTCATCCTCCCCGACCTACCCGGTAGGTACGACACTGACCTCCATTCCTGTTGGCGCTACTATCGTGGCTTGTTTATGTCAAACCTGTTAATCTGAACGGCTATGGTTAAAGTATGTAATGATTATTTTATGATTGACGCCTTAGCTGGAGGTCAGGTCGTAAGAAAAAGGAAATATCGTCGTGAGAATACGATGATAGGATATAAGTGGTATGATTATAATGGGGTCGAGGTAACTGACCCCATTGAGATATCACGTCTTGACGGATTGGCTACTAAGCATCAACGTGTTGATGAGGCTTATGATGACCATGCTGTTTTCATGTCGTCAACCAATTACGTTAACAGCGTTTCCGGTATACCTATGGATAAGCATATGGTTGTCGTTGAATGGAGGCCGGATAGCGAGCAGGGCTTTGTAACCATGGCTCATGATGAGGGTCTTGATGGGGACAGCTATTATATAGTTGTTATCAATGCCGGAGATAAGCAGGCTACGATCTACACCCCCGTGGACCCTGAGGATCCAAAGGATGGGACTTCCCGTGCGGTTGATGGCGATAACGTTTCTGTTGGCGGATCATATGTCTCTATATCCCCCAAGCAAGTAGAGAGGATAAGGGTTACTTTCCGTGATGGTAAATGGTATTATGAGTTAGTCACAAAAACATATCCTAGTAATACCGGAGGCATTAAGATCGGGGATGTTGATTTTGTGACGTTCAGATATTTATGGGAATCAAGTTCCGGAAGGGACTTGGACACGATGACGGAAGCCCTTAATTCTAATGTTCCCACCATAGATAATCTTGCTGTAGGTTGGTCTGGCCCCGGAAATGGAGATAGCTCTGTTAGAGAAGTTCTTAAATGGGGTGGTGATAATACCGGTTCTGGTAAGGAATGTGTTTGGATGTCGGTGAAGGATTTAAGGGCTAAATATTATGATATCCTACCTGAAGAGACGTATTTCATGGCCTACGCTACATGGTTTGGATCTAAAGGTACGGGTAAATGTTCTTTTGAACTTGTTGGATACAAGGGAGGTACGATGAGCCAAGATGGATATAATTTCATCAATACCGGTGGATCTGTGGTGTATCAAAATACGTATGATTTTGTTTGTCATACCAGTAAGGGTTCATCTACGTATAAGACATCCTACGAGAAGGTGGCTCGTGTTACCTACAATAAGCTCACTAACGAGGTTTATATGTCCATCGGCGACGCTATAGATCAGGAGGATAATTATGATAAGTTAGAGCGAGAGATCAATAATATAAAGGAAAGACTTAGCGATGTCGAGAGCGAGTTGGCTGTCGTAAGACGTATAGCTGAGGGCAAGAACACGGCGTATATCTTTGATACGGTCGATGCCATGAATGAGTGGCTGGCGGTCCCGGAGAACACGGCTAAGCTCCGTGTGGGGGACAGCTTCTGGATCAGGGAGCAGGAGGTACCTGATTATTGGTGGGATGGAACTCAGGCTTTAGAACAGGAAGGCCCGAAGGTTGATTTATCTCCTTATTATACGAAAGACGAGATTAATAATATTGTCAATGATATCAATCAGAAGATAGAGGATAAGAGTACGTCTATTATCTTCGATACTTATATCCAGATGAAGTCTTTCGTGGATGATCCAACTAACGCCGATAAGCTTAAGGAAGGTACCATCTTGTTGATACGACAGAAAAACGTACCTGATTATTATTACGATGGTGCTGGGATAGTTAAGATGGAGGCCGATGTAGAGCAATGTCTTTACGTTACTTTGGCTAACAAGCCTACGGAAAGCACTATAAGTTATACTCAAGATCGGGAGGTGACTAATTTCGCCCCGGGTGCTATAGCTAGATGGGTTGACGCTGATGGTAATAACGTTTTTTATAAGCTTGTAGAGATAGTAGGTGGTAAGGCTAAGTGGATTACGTTGATTGATACAAGATATGGTAATGTTACGTTGCAAAGCACTTATGACAAGAACTATGAGATCGTGAATATCGTATCTGGATCACGTTTACAAGCTATAAATAGCGATAAGGATGAGATCAAGTTCGTTAATAGCGCTACCGGTAATGTTACTGTCGTGTTTAACGCCACGGTATCAGGAGGAGCCAAGAAACTTACGAGCCTGTTGGCCGTGAACGAGGTGGTTCTTACACCGGGGGCGGCGGCATCCTTTACCCGTACCGGCGAGAACTTCACCCTCTCCGATCTTTTTGGCGTTACGATCTTCCCCGATCTGGCGGATGCCAATCGTGAGGGTGAGTGGGTAATGAGCGTAGGTATAACCGGTAAACCGATCCTCATGGAGGTAAAGGAGATGCGTAAGTGGGATGAGAGTATAACTAAGGAGCTTACAATAGATGAGCTTAACGAGAAGTTCCCTAACGTGGATATTGGGTTCGCTGTCGTATGTAAGACCATCAACAAGGTATATGAGATGGTTAATGGATATAAGGAATGGGTGTCTTATGATATAACCTCAATAAATTAATGGTATGGCTTTTTTGGCAGGATACGACACGGTAGCGTCCTATGTCACGTTTATAGTGAATGAGGACAGGTTCCCTTGTTATGATGGTAAGGGTGCTGATTATATACCCGATCCGATAATATCAGCGGATGCTTTTAATCGCAGTCTTAGGTTCTCGACAAGAAAGCCAGGATTCGTGGACGTTGATTGGGGAGACGGGACAAAGGATCAATATCCTTTAGTTAAGGTATCTGATGGTAGTTATAGGATTATATTCAGGTCTCTTGACATTGAGTATAAGAAGAATCCGGATGATACCGTATGGTGGTATAAGAAAGAGGATGGCTCACAATACATACCGGTTCCCCCACATAAGTATAGCGATATCAGGCGTAGGGAGGTTACGATGAGGTTCTCTAACTTAATTGATGGGGAATTTAATATGGATGGTATTGTCCTTCATGAGTTCCCTATAACTAATCTTCCTGATATAACTTATTTTGCTGTGGTTAGATCCGTTTTAAAAAATGGAGATATTCCATATGACAGGATAAGCAAGAGCGTTAATCTTCGTAATATACAGATGGGGTTTTTTTCTCATTCTGGTGTATGGAGTAATTGGCCAGAAGGTTTTTTGAACATGAAAAACCTGAGGTATTTCGGATGCAATAGCGTTTTTAATTTCGGGGATGATCCTGATTCTAATTGGAGAAGATTCTCTGAATGGAAGAATCTTACAGAGTTTAACTTCAACTGGTGTAATATTCCTTCTTATGATCCGGCTTTTAATTCTATTCCGGCAAAAAGTATAAGCATTATAAGCGATAGGAATAATATACCTGTATTTGATGAGGTGGATAAGGTAGGGGATGATAAGACAGGCGTTACCTTTATGGGTGGTGGTAGCTCATGGAAACAAGATCTGGTAGGAGGGAAGTTGAACAAGATTCAGCGGGCATATTGTTCTTCAAGTACGGTGCCGGTAGACGATCTTCCGGATTACTTGTATGAGATAAGGGAATTTAGGGTATGGAATTTGCGTGATGGTGGTAGATTTATAAATACGCAGGAGAGGGCTGACACGTTCGTTAACACGTTTTATGATAAGATAATGTCGTGGAGTTATATAACGATGTCACAGACGGCTTCTGACGGCAACAGGAATCAGTTTTATAAACTTACCTTAGATTTATATACTGCCGCAGCTCCTACCAACAAGAGACCATCTGGCGTTTATCAAGCCCCTGAGGGGTTTGTTAAGGGTGTTAGCAACGGTAATCCTACGACGCCTATGGAGAAGGTGTATGTGCTTACCAATAACTACGGGCAGACATGGGTCTTGGCCCCTGCCCCAGCTTCTAAGGCCGCCCTTACGAGGGCAAGGCGGGCTGGGAAGGCTAGGATTACCCCGTTCGTCCTTGGCGTAAAGGACGGTCATGTATCCGTGTTCAGCGGAGATGTATTGGATGATAATATGAGTAAGTATAATTTCGCCGACAAATACGAGGCCATAGATATCTGTAACGATCTAGGATTGGACAGCTCGCCGGTTGTCGAGTATTTCAGGAGAATAGAGGAGGGAGAGGTATGAAGTTGATATGTAAGGATACGAATAAAGGGTCTATAACCTTTTTTACTAAAGGCAAATACGCTTTTAGGGGAGTTGACAGGAATGATACTACTGATGATGTGCCTGATCCTATATTGGATGTTAATAATTATAATGAGAGTATACAGTTTTATTCCAAGACCCCCGGCATGTGCGAGGTCGATTGGGGTGACGGGAATAAAGAGCAATTTCCTTTCGTGAAGGATAGGAGCGAATCCATATACGGGCGATATAGGTTGATGTTCAGGAGAAGGGATATAAGTTATCGTAAGAATCCGGATAGCCATCCATGGTGGTTTTATAAGGAAGATGGGAGTGAGTATATTCCCGCCCCCAATCATGCTTACGCTGATGGGCTAGATAAAGATCGGGTCATTACCATGACTTTTACGAATGATATTACATTCGTTCAAACAAAAAGGATAATGATGGTAGGATTCCCGATATTAGACGCCCCAAGTATTATCAACTTAACCTTATCCATTACCGGCGATGGGAATATAACCGATATCCCTAAAGACAGGATACGTAGATCGGTAAATATAGAGTATATAACACTTAACGAAATGGGTGTAGGGACATTGACATCCATACCGGATGATTGGGATAGGTTGACTAAGTTGAAAGGCATTAATTTAAGTCGAACGGCTGATTTTAATGATACGGAGTCTTCTAATATAAGGAAATTCCCCTCTATGTGGCCTAATCTTGTAACATTAGCTTTGGCAGGTTGCAGGGTTAGGGTATATCCAAGGGAATGGCTGTCTTTTAGCAAGCTAAGAGAATTATATATATCCCCGGGAGTGGCTATGCCATCGTTTGACCCTAATACATGCCCGGCTATGGATGAGGTGGATAAGATAAATCCTAGCTTAAGGATTTTCGATCATATAAATAGATGGTATGGGTCTGTCGTGAGCTGGCATCCGTATATGAGCGGTAAGGGATTGGGAAACATTGAGCGTATCGACGCTTCATACGGTTATAGTAATATAGATGTAAGTAATCTCCCGGATTATATATATGAGATGAGGTCTATGAATAGCTTTTATATGCATCGCAGCTTGTCAACCCAAAGTCGATGTGATACGTTTATATCGACATTATATGAGAAGGTGATGGGATTTGATTATCTAACTATGTCCTCCTCTGCTTCCGATGGCAAAAGAAATCAGTTTTATGGATTGTATCTAAGTATATATATGGATGCCAATCCTGATGATAAAAGACCTAGTGGCGTATTACAGGCTCCCTCTGGTTTTATAAAAGGTCAGTCTAATGGCTCTCCGTCGACTCCTATGGAGATGGTTTATGTGCTTATGAATAATTATGGATGGAGGTTTAGTATGGCGCCAGAGGCTTCGGTGTTAAGGTCAACACGGTCTTCTGATATTGACACGAGGTCGTATAAGCCATATAAGCTTATCGTATTTGACGATGGGCGTACCTTTGTAGGCAATGGAGATGTTTTAGCTCATGATACGGATAAGGTATTATCGTTTGGGGGTCAACCAGAAGGGGAGTATTTATGTGATTCTATGGGATTGGACAGGAATGTTATTGTAGAATATTTTAATAAGATAGGTAATGGCTAAGACATTATATAAATATGAGGCTTCATCAAATAAGTTCGTGTGGTTCACTACATGGGATAGGGCACTTAGGAATTATTATACTGATGATTATAATTATGTACCCGATCCTGTGGTTGGTAATCCTTATAATACGTTTGTTGAGTTTAGATCCAGAAAGCCCGGTATGGCTAATGTGGATTGGGGGGATGGAATAAAGGAACAGTTTCCTATGACCAAGGTACAAGGGCAGGATAATTATCGTATCATATTCCGTTCTTTAGCGATACAACATAAGAAAAATCCCAATACTACGTGGTGGTTCAGGAAGGAGGATGGATCGCAATACGTACCTGTGGATAATCATGCTTACGCTGATGGGAGGAGGGACGTACAACGGGCTGTGTCGATAGATTTTACTTGTGATATTTATTATGCCAATATCCAAGTTTGCAAGATGACGGCTTTCCCGATCGTAGATATTCCGGGTCTTGAATTTTTGGTCGTATCGCATACGATGTATGTTAATGACGGTATACCTGTAGACAAGTTGTCAAGATCCAAAAAGTTAATTTATATCGATCTTCAAAATATAGGGCAAAGAATGACCGTAATTCCTGAGGCTATAACCAGTAAGACAGAGGTATATTATTTAAATATGTTTAATATGCTTGATCTTAGGGATATAGAATCTAGCGGGATAAGGAATATAAAGAATATGAAAAATCTTCAAACCCTTGAATTGTCTTCATGTTATTTGGATAGGTATATAAAGGAGTTTAATGATCTTCCTAAATTAACTTCGTTGAGAATACATCCTGGCCCTTCTGATATGTGGAATTATTTTGATATAAATACCCTCCCTTTTTTCGAGGTAGATAAGATAAATCCTAACATTACTAATTTTGATTTTTTAAATGACTGGGTAAGTGGAGAAAGGAGGACGGGTTGGAATGATGATAATATGTCGGGTAGAGGATTGGATCATCTTACAGGTTTTTTCGTCTATCATAGTAATAGTATTAGAGTGGATAAGCTGCCAGATTATATTTATGAGATGAGGTCTATTACATGGTTTGTGATGGATTATTCTACTCATAGCCAAAAAAGATCAGATGATTTCGTAAACTCCTTCTACGACCTTGTTGTAGGATGGGATCAGATTACCATGGCATCCGTGGCCAAAGATGGGGAAAGAAATCAGTTTTATGGACTTGCGGTTTCTATGTATGGTAGTCAATATCCTGACGAGAATCAGCGTCCTTCCGGCACGGAGCAGGCCCCAGAGGGATTCGTGAAAGGCTCGTCCAACGGGTCTCCCGCTACACCTATGGAGAAGATATATGTGCTAAAAAATAACTACGCCCAGAGATGGACGATTAAACCAGAATAATATTATGAATATCAATATTTTAAAACTAAATTGGGAGGGGGGGGGTAAAATCCTGTTTGCTTTATGATGAGAAGAAGGATGCTACCCAAGGTGAAGATAGTAGAGGTATTCGAGGAACTGTCTCCTCAGGATAATGGATATTGGGAAGTTCCTGATGGGGTCTATAAGGTTGAGTTCGCCTTGGTCGCCGGAGGCCTTAATGGAGGATATTCCGATATATATAATGCCGGGAGTGGTGGCAACGGAGGTGGTGTACTGACTGGGACTATACCCGTAAATCCAGGTGTTACATATAGGGTGGTTGTCGGAGATATAGGTGGTGATAGTATATTCGGTATATATCAGGCTATTGCCGGCAAAGGTGGAATAGGCGGATATGGAGTTAAAGGGGATGGCAATGATCCTTCCCCGGGAAATCCAGGGCAAGATGGATCATATGTTTTTAATAACAAATATCCTGACCGATACCCTTATCCTATGGGCGCTGGTGGTGGATCGGGAGCTTATACAAGAGGATGGGATACAGGCTTTTTATCCGGAGGTAAAGGTGGCAATCACGGAGGAGGTGATGGGGCTGGAGTTGAGGATACTGAGGGTGTTACTATTAATGGTAAAAATGGAGATGATGCCACTTATTATGGAGGTGGTGGAGGAGGAGCCTCTAAAGCTTCTAATAGTGGGGCTACGAGCGGTCGAGGAGGATCAGGTTATCGTGGTATTATTATTTTACATTATTTTAAAAATGGATAACATGAATAGAAATGATATTATAAAAGAACTAGGTTCGTATTTTGATATAGTGGAATTGGTATGTCCTCATACATATAATAAGTGGAAGGACAGATCGTGGCAGTTTCTTGATACAGCATTTCTCCATAATTTACTTATATTACGGAGGGATATAATCAAACAGCCTATGTATTGTAATAATTGGGACAAGCAGGGGCAGTTTTCCCAACGTGGTCTTAGATGCAACATCTGCCAGATAGTTAAGGATAAGAAGGATGTTTATCTATCCGCTCATGTATTGGGTAAGGCCGGTGATTTCGATGTCAAGTCGATGACGGCGGAACAAGCCAGAGGTTTGATTTTAGATCATCAGGATATGCTTCCATATCCTTTTAGGCTTGAGGGTAAGGTGAATTGGTTGCATTTTGATAGTCTTGACACGAGGAACGGTATACATGCCGTGGTGTTTTAGGTACTTAACAGTATAGTGGTTAACTTTGTGTATAGGGTATAAAATGAAAGACAAAGACATGATAGAGCGAGTGGGGACTTTGTGGAATATTGCGCTTGCGTATGGTGCCTCTTGTTGGGCTTATTTCCAGCCAGTACACCATTTATTGATCGTATTACTTATAGTATTAATAGCGAATTTCTTGGCTAGGTTAGCGCAAAGCATAAGGGGCTGGAAGATCCGACGGAGTCGTAGAAGAAGGTTTAGTTTTAAGAGATGGTTTAGGGAGGTCAGGTTTACTGATATTCTTAAGGAGTTCGCTTTGTCCTGTTTTATAGTAATGACATTATGTGTTATATATAAGACGTTATACCCGATCGAGGAGGAGGCTAGCATGATACTTGCCGTTACCAAATATGGGGTGTATATAGCCCTTGTTGGATATGTGATGCTTTTCTTGAATACGATAGGGGATGCTTTCTCTGACGCTTATTTGGTGAAGGTATTCAAGGCCGTGTTTAAGAGGATAAACGTATTCAAGATGTTTAGTTTTTCCAAGAACATACCTGACGAGACGTTTGACGATATAAAGAAGATTGCTGATGATGAGGTTAAGGATAAGTCTTAGGGCGATTTTTTGTTTAGGTCTGTCGCTGTCCCTGTCCTCTTGCGGAAGCAGGAGGCAGGTTAGCGAAACGTCTATTGATAGCCGGTTGATCAGCAGGATAGAGACGATGATAGATGAGGTCATGGATCGGAAGATCGTAGAGATCAAGACATCTGATCTTAATGCCGATATTGTTATAACGGAGAGAGAGTTCGATACGGACAAGGATGTTGATCCTACCACGGGGGAACGGCCGGTGTCCTCGCAGACAGATACCCATATCGTCATTGGCCGGCGGGACAGCACGGTGACGGCTGATTCCCTTGGCATTGATAAGACGATTACCGGTGTTAAGGATATTGACAAGAAGACAGACATCAAGCATAAGGACGTAGATGATAAGAAAGAATCAAAATGGCCAATAGCTGTCACATCAATTAGCGTGTTGTTGATATTATTGGGCTTAATATATTTACTAAAAAAGATGAAGGTTTTATGAGACGAAGAATGATTGAATATACTAGGGGGGGGGGATTGACGATCATACTAGATTCTTAATGAGATTCAATGGTAATTTTAAGGTAGAGGGGAATCCTACTCCCTCTGGCGACCTCTTTATAGCCAATAATGGCAATCTTATCACCGATGGCTCAATACAATGTGTCCAATATAACGAAAAGGATCCTTTTCTTTATACTATCATAAACACCAAAGAATCGTTATTGCCTGAGCTATTTTATGACGGTCATCCATTTACTATAGACTTTTGGTATAAGTCAACCAATCTTGTTACAAGTTGTTTGGTTGAGCATGAATATCCTAATGGTATTTTTTATTTTGGTGTAGTTTTAACAGGTACTGGTTTTTATTTTTTATTTCAAGCTCAACAAGCTGGTTGGCATGTTGATAGAGTTGAGGCAAACAAATGGTATCATATAGCTATAGTCAGAAGCAGTAATGAATATGACATATTAAGATGTTTTGTTAATGGTATACTTATTATTAATACGAAAACCAATAATACGCTTTCCCTTAGGTCTTATAACCTAGGTATTAATACACGAGGTGATGGTATGGATAACGGAAATTTTATGATGGACGATTTCAGGATAAGTGATATAGCTAGATGGGAGTCAGATTTTGAACCTCCAAAAAGAAAGGGATTATGATCTACCATAATCCCCTACATTCATCCTTACCCACGTATCAACCAAAACCAAAATGAGGTCAGTCCCGGATTCGAACCGGGGTATATGGTTTTGCAGACCACCGACTAAACCACTCATCCAACCGACCGTGACGCGAATATAAAGATTTTATTTGACCAGATAACTTAATTGACCATCTTTTTAACTAACAACTTTCCTTAAAGCCAAATAGTTCTTATTTAACTTCTGGAACCGTAGAGATAATTGTATAGACAAGTATTGTTTTTAGGTGACTCTTGCTGGAAGCCAATAAACAAGGTGGCGGCGTCATGGCGTGGGGCTGGTGGCTGCCTTCCATGGCCGGCCAGGAGCGGAGCGACTCACGACCAACCCTGCCGATTCCCTTTGGCACTTCACGCTTTAGCGCAGAAAAGAAGTAAACATATAGGATCATTATGTTTAAAGATAGTAGTCATCTGCCAAATAAGATCGAATGTAAGGATATAGTAAATATCTCAATAATACAATCATAAAGAGTCTTGAGTGGGATTATTAAGATCTTTATCTGCCAACATACTACTCATTTTTAAATTAATGTTTTTTGGATGTCTACTTTAGATAATAAAAGGCGTTAGCTAACATCATTTCATTAATAGGGTTATTAATTAGAAATTGGTAAGAATTAAATAAAGGAATGCTTTATAATGAGATTTGCTTCAGAAAGAGGCGAAGCTTCTTATTACACATGTCACAAAATGGACAACTGTGTTTCAGCAAGTTATGTTATTAATGAAATAATAATGGTGATATATGGGAAAATTAATTCATCTTATTCTTTTAAAGGTCTTATATTTTGCTTATATTTGAAGTGGACAAAATATGAACAATATGAATTTCGACTTGAATTATATAAGGAAATGCTCTTCTATGATAAAGGAATTTCCGGTGTATACCGAGGCTGAGAAGAAGCAGGTAGATGAGGGGCGTACTTGCATTAAGCTATCTAAAGGTCAGCCTATATATCCGCGTAATTTCAAGAAACGTAGAGATACTTTCGCTGGCGCTGATTATACCACGGCTAATCCTAGGAACATCAGTCCTGATGATATTTATATACCTCCCTACTTTAGGCTTAAGATTATTATGGCTATTATCATCAACTTTGATAGAGCTATAGTGTTTAATAGGATATCTGATAAAGATTTTAAGCTAGGTATGACGTACCGGTTTATCTATGAGTATGTAGGATCGTTTAAGTGTTTTGAGAAGGCTTATAAGATGATATCGATGGTAGTTGATAGCGAGTTGTCGATCATGAGATCAATCGGTGATTATAATTATAAGTGGAATATTCGCAAGGTTTATCCATCATGCTTTGTAGGCAAGGCTAAGTTCAGGTATATTGGCGGCGAGGACAATGCACCTGTAAGTTCAAAGGGGAGGGCTAATAAAGCTAGAAGAGCCGCTGTTGACTACAAAGTTATGATTATGGTGAATATCATAAATACCAGATCTGCGAGTAAGATAAGGAAGATGATTGACTCTGATGGTAGTCTTAAAAACAATGGTAAAAGGTTTGACGGTAGGAATGATAAAGTTCTTTTTAGTATATTCAATAGTCATTTGATTCACGAGGGGTTTAAGGAAGTTAAAACCTCGTCCTTATATAAGTACTTGAAAGAGGCCTTAGATTTTTTAGGTGTAAGTCTATTAGAGTTAAGATCTATTGCTGATAGAGCTATTTCTGACATAGAGGATGGCAAGGAAGGATATGAGCCTGGCCTATGCTCTTATGATGACTGTTTTGATATTAATTCTTTTGTGGAGGATTCGTGATGAGTAGCTTTAGTATCATAAGAGGTGGAGATATGTCCATCGTATTTAACCACGATAATAATATGTTTAATATCCAAGAGCTATCGGATTCCATTGGATGTAAGAATATACTGTCATCTGTCGTAAAAGATCCTTTGAATGGGTCGATGTATGTTATTAAAGAGATATCCGATCAGAAGTGGGGAGATATAGTGGCTTTGGTCAGATTCGGATGTTTGTTGAATAAGTCTCTTGTAAAGGAGATAGTCGTCAAATCTATAAGATTGTGGGTAGATATTTGTGGTATGTCTTACAGCGATATCAAATCATCTACATCCGATCCTATATACAATACGTTCCTTTTTAGCGGCTATATGTCTTTGGCTGGGGATAATCCTGACCTTAAAAAGTTTATTGTATCTCTTAGGAGTAGAATGCTTAGATATGATCTCACATGCTTATGTCTTTATTTAGCTATGTCTATGGCTATCAATGGAGGTATAATTCTAAGCGAGCAGGATCTTCTTGATGCTCTTATCTTATAGCCTCGTTTGTTTTATCGATCAAATTAGTATCTTTGTGAAAAAGATATTAAGATGAATCAGATCAATATCATACCGAAGATAATTCATGATAAGTTTGCCGCTAGGATTATCATGGATGATTACGATATAGAGAAGCCTATCGTAATTACTGTCGTAGCTAGGCGTAACGATGGTGAGTATAATACCCAGATATTGACATACCCGACATCGGGAGTCGATTATGAGGGTAATGTAAGGATGGTGTTTTTTGATGTCGCTAGGTCTCATGTTTGTCAGATAACATCGGTGTTTATCAACGGTCATGAGGTTAAGACATATTATACCGATATCCCGGATCTTGATATGCAAGCCCGTTATGACGATAGCTTATGCCGGTACGATAAGAAGGTTAACATGAATGATATTCGGCTGTCATTTCAGGTGCTAGAGACACGTGATCCCAAGGTGCTTCAGGTATTGGATGAGTCTGAGTGGGGGCTACTGGAGGACAGGAAGGCGATTATCGAGATCACTACGCCGGGCATGTCCGACCCCGTTACGTTGTTCCTTGGCAAGAATCAGGTCAATACCTTTACTAGCCTAACATTAGGCCTCAATTGTTTTAATTACGATGATTGTAATGTAAAGTACCTTGATCTACCTGATGGTATATATGATATCAAGATCATAGGTAGCCCTTCTACTTACAACTTCAGTCGCAAGTATCTTAAGACGGATCTTATACGCAGACGTCTTGATCGGCTATGGATTAAGACTGATATCCTATGCGAGGACAAGGATAAGGATCTTATAAATAAGATACAGGAGATGGAGACGCTTATGGCTGTAGCGGAGGCTAACGTCAGGTTGGATAATATAGAGGCGGCTCATGAGATCATTGATCGTGTCGGAGAGCTTCTTGAGATGGCTACTAATTGCGTGGATTGTTGAACATAAAAATATTTAGTCGTGGGTTGTAATACTTGTAAGGAAAAGGCGTTAAAGGCCGAGAGGGAAAGAATTGAGAGAAGCATGATGAATCGTGTTTCTTCCACTGTTATTAGTGATAGGGAATATGCTTCTAGAAGCACCGCTGGTTGTATGGTCATGCTTGATCCGTTGCAGACCATGGAGCGTGACGTGGTTAGTATATATAAGCAAGTTCGTACCAAGGGTGATGGCGTGGGTGTATCTTATCTTAATATGCAGAAAAAGATCCGTGAGTGGATCAAGAATCTGCCGTATGGATGCCCGCCTGACGAGGAGGTACAAGAAATGAGAAAGGAGATTCTGAATGGGCGCGCAGAGCATATCAAACCTTGATAGGACGGATTTATGTAAGTCCGTAGACGAATGGCTGTCCTGCCAATGGGGTAGATATATGAGATACCATAGGTATAGGATCGGTGACAAGCCCGATATATCCTATTGGGGTAGGATAATTCGTCTGCAAAGGTCATTATGTGATAATGATTGCGGGTTATGCCCGGATGAGGTGAGATCGTTAAAGGAACGTGTTAATAAGTTGCTGGCATGAGAAAGTATAATTGTTCACATATAACCCCGTCCACTTGCGTACCTTATGAGGGTGATCTACCAGAGTGGTCAAAGCATAAGGACTCTGATGAGTGCGTTATGATCTCTGACGTGATAGAGGAGATATACGATGAGCTTACCCGTATTAGGGAGGCTATAGACGTCCGGGATCTTGGTGAGTCTTGCGTGAAGGTAAGTGGCGATAAGACCGTAGCGAAAGTTCTTTATGCTATTGAGGATAAGATTTGCAATGGATGATAAGCCAATGGAGAAAAATCGACATTGGTGATAATCAGATGTATAGATATTGATTTATGATGTATTGCTAGATGTTAAGCTACTGTAAATCAAGTATTCAATTTGTAAGGAGTCTTCTAAATAAGTAGGTTAGATAGATACTCTTGCAAGTTGTAAAATATCTTTATGTGTTAGATATAAAAAATAGCCAATTGATTTGTCATAGACGATTCGATTGGCTATTTTTGTATGTCCATCATATCTCACGATGTAATGGACATAGGTTATTTATTATGAGTGCAAATATAATTATTTCCAATGATTCTATGAATAATAGTAGTAGGATTTTGGCGTCTAAATCCAACGAAAACGGATTATCTACAATATTTAGCTACAATGGTAATGATATAACTTTCAAAACAGAGAACGGTATCACTTATGTGAATGCTACCGAAATGGCGAAGCCGTTTAAAAAGAGACCAAATGATTATTTATCGTTATCTTCTGTAAATGAGTTAATTAATGCCATTACCAGAAAATATGGTAATGCTGATTTTCAGCCTGTTACGATTATCAGGGGTACGGTTAATCCTGGCACATGGATGTGTGAGGATCTGGCTTTGGATTTCGCTCAGTGGCTTAGCGTTGATTTTAGGTTATGGTGTTTGGACAGAATTAAAGAGCTTCTCACTACAGGCAAATGCGTGATTCCTGATTTTAATGATCCTCCCGCCGCTGCTGAGGCTTGGGCTAAGGAATATCGTGGCAGGGTAGCCGCCGAGAAGCTGGCGTTAGAGGAGAGGGCCAAAGCCGAGGAGATGGCTAAGGTTCTTGAGTCGAAGAAAGAGGATATAAAATTTTCAGAGTCGTTTATCATGTCTGGAGAGTCAGATTTGCTGGTAAGGGATTTAGCCAAGAAGCTTGAGCAGAATGATATAATTATAAGCGATAAATGTTTACGAGATTTTCTTGTTAAGATAAAGATAATAGTCAAAAAGGTTAAGGTTAATGGAGATTGGGAGATTACGGCTAATGCTGTAAGGAAAGGGTTTGCTCATTATCGTGATAAGAATATATGCACCGAATCTGGTAAGGTTATATATGCAAGGACTATCTATATAACAGGAAAGGGTTACCGGTATATATTGTCATCTATAAACGGTAGTAAGAAAAGCGATTTCATATTATGTGGAGGCATGTTCAGGGATTATGGCGTTTTTGCCGGATCGGAGTCATTTAGTCATTGGGATAATTAATTCCATTTTTGCCCAAAAACTGATAATCAGGTAACTGCATATTTGCATTTACGGTTATGTGTCTCATATCGGTAAAATATCTATATTTGCGACAAAGTGAATCACAATGATATACGGTAACAAAGAAATAGTTCGGACGTTCACCAGAAACAACCCGCCTGCCGGGTACGTGGGCGGTTCTGTTGACTACCGGATCCCGGCCAACGTCTATTTTGGCGATACGCAGGAGGAGGCTGACAACAAGGCTGAAGATGATATCAAAGCCAACGGTCAGGACTACGCCAATACATATGCCGACATAATACCGGCTGTATGGTATAATGATCAGGTATGCGATGAGTTTATCAAGAACAATTGCGTAAGCGGTAAGGGATCCAAGGAGCAGGTATGTATAGAGGAAGGTAGGTTTGTCTCTTACGTATCTAAGAAAGATGCCAATGATAAGGCCATGGTGGAGCTTGGACGGATCGGGCAGGGAGAGGCCAACTCCGTCGGGGCTTGCTGCGAGGACTGGGCCTCACAGCCTTTTCGTGGCTTGTTTTACAAGAACGATTGTGAGGCTGGCACATCAGGCAAGGGAGGTATTGTATATGAATTACCAGCCGGAGCTGTCATATCCGATATATCCCAGATAGACGCCGATACGTTAGCTTATAGGAAGTTTATGAAAGAAGGTCAGGAGAAGGCTAACGCCGAGGGTAGTTGTTCACCTGTATTCTATAATACGAAGATCGGTGATTGGTTTGAAAAGGTATGTCCGTTCGGATATAAGTCCGGTAAAGTATATTACTCTATCAAAGCCAATAGGTTTAGGTCATGGATATCGGTTGAGGATGCCAACGCCAAGGCTCGTGAGGTCTTGATGGTAGAGGGACAGGAACATGCTGACCTTAATCTTGAGTGCGAGAAATGGATTGAGAATATCGATCAAGAAGATCAGTGTTATTGGTGATAATACCTTTTTTTGTTTTTCCATAATTTATAGATTAGTGCTTGGAGGGGATCGTGTATCTCCTCCATTTTTTTTGTATATATATCAATGGTATTAAGTTTATATACTGTGATTCACTTGTTTGTATGTTGAATATATTTTATATTTGCATACCTATCTATTCATCTCGAACCGATAGGTATTATGTTTAATTTAAAATATTGTTCAAAGTTATGAAAAGTAGGGTTGAAATCAAGTCTTCCGACAGGAAATTGATGGGCGTTGTCATACCGGCGCTTAGTGATAATGGTTTTGTTAATATCACTTTAGCCATGAAGGTTTTGTCTGATGATAGGCTTAAAAAGGGGCTGTCTCCCAAGAAGCTTAATGATATCATTAAGTATGATGGGTTTCAGGAAAAATGCAGGGAGATAATTAGTAGGCTGGAAAACAGGGATTTATGTAAGCGGATAAATATCAGCCTACAAAATAAGGCTCTAAATCTTAGCGATTTAAATAAAATGGGATTAGCATGTCGAAAAGGTAAGGGGGATGGTCAAATGTGGTATATGAATCCATATCTTTTTCTCGTGGTAGCCATGGAGATGAGTCCTGAGGTTTGCGCTGATGTTGTAATGTGGTTTGTTGATAATGTTGTAGGGACAAGAAATGTCGCTGGTGATGCTTATATAGAGATGTGCAGTAGTGTATCTTCACTTATAAGTGATAAAAGTAATTTAAAGGAGTTGTTATCAAGGATAGCCAAGGGTATAAATTTCGTCGTGTTTGGCGTGCATGAGGAAGGAATAAGAAATAGAGCCTCCTTCGAGGAGCTAGATATGATAGTATCAATAGAAAGAAATATATCTTATGCTATTAAGGCTGGATATATAAAAGACTATGATGGCGTTATAAACGATTTGGGAAGGCAGTGGAAAGACAGATGGGGTAATCCTGTTCTTAAATTGAAGTCCTGATCTTATCTTGTTGTTATGGTTTATGGGTATAGGGGATGCGAATGACGTGTCCCTTATATTGTTTAATAACGTATGTTGTCTTGTTTCCAAACCAAATAAGTATCTTTGCTAAAAACATTAATATTATTAATATGTGTAATACAGGTGGTTGTTGTCATGATCATTCACGGGAACGTCCCGAAGAGTGTTGTCATGGCGTTAAGATAGATAAGTTTCTTAACAAATGTTATGATGATCCTTGTGATCCTTGCGATCGGGATTGTCAGAACGAACCTTGTGTTGGTTATGGATGTCCTATAACCTTGTATGATAAATGCGTCTTGTACTCAGGCGATGAGTTGGTAGCGGATGGCATAGAGAAAGGTACTGACATTTCTGTCGTTATAGACTCATTGAGGCGTATTATAGCGTCTAGGGATAAGCAGATAGATTTATACCATCGTGAGGTTCTGGATTTGAAGAGGATTATAAACGAGCTTGTCAACGCCGGTGGTAGCGGCGGGGATAGCGGAACTGAAGAGGAGGTTTGGTGATGAACGGTTGCAACAAAAAACAATACAGACCTACTGTAGACGACACGAAAGTACCGTGCTCTACGTACATGAGTACCGATTGTATTTACCCCGGTGATAAGGTGCGTGTGGAATCATTGGGATTATCCCCTAATTGCGATATGTCCGATACCCTTAACGCTATGATAAAGGCTATACGGGATAGGGATGCCGAGATACTTGAATTAAGAAGAATGATCAATAAATTGATTTGATATGAGAAATAATTGTAATCCATGTAAGCCGGAATATAGACCGGGGGACGAGTGCAGTATCTACAGTTCCCAGATCATATATGACGGTCAGTCGTTCCCTGAGGCGGATATCAGGAACGGTGATAGCATGAATAGCGTAATCGAGTCTCTGGTAAGGAAGCTGGTTGCCGTATCTGGCGCCACGGCGTCCATCCAGCGTGACTCGTTCAAGGGCGTTCAAGCTGTCAGATTAAGATACGAGCCGTTGAACGTGCTCAGCGTTACCTATTGTGGTACTATCGTCCCTAATGACGGATATGTCGTTTCTGGCAGGTCCGTTAAGTTTAAGAAGAAATATTGCATGGGTGATGAGTTCACTGATGTTAATATCGTATATACTACATTGAATAGTAATATTTTAAATACCTCATGTTATGGCTAAAAGAGTGTACGATACGGCCTTGGCTTCCGAGTGTGACGGCTGGGTATGTGGTGAGACCCTCAAGAAGGGATCTCTTCCCGTAGACAGGTTAGAGCTTGACTCTTTTTCAGAGGCTGTCAGGGAGCTTATAGAACGGTTTTTCGAGGAGGGATGGTTGCCGGACATGATCTGCGATCTTGGTTGTGGTGGCGCCAGCGTATTTGAGATTAAGCCTACTAACTTCGAGTATCCTCCTGAGGGTGGTGAGCAGATTCTGGAGATTATCGTAGGTAAGAGTGATAAATGGACTATAACGCAAGCGGAGTGATATGACTAGTAATTTAAAAGATATTCTTGCCAAGATCGAGCAAGGCTCCTCATGGGTGTCCTACGACAAGATTTCCGGTACCGGTCCCGACAAGGTGGCTATCAAGGTAGAGCCGGGATGGATGGGTAGGTTGCCTAGGGAGACTTACGTGGCGGTCGAGAAAGGCAAGGTTACGAAGCTCGCTACTATAACCCAGAAGGGTATAGAGCGGGTAAGCGTGGATCCTACCAGTGTCATGTTCGACATGGAGGGCGGGACGGCGACCATCAACGCCAAGCTCAACTCCGCCTCGGTCAAGGCTTCCTGCCTTACCCTTGGTGGCTCGGTGAGCAAGTCTTATATAGTCTCCATGAACGTGAACGGCTTATCCATGAAAGTCCCGGAAGAGGATAGCAGATATATAGTGTATGCCGATCCTGAGGATCCCGGAGCTACTGATTTGTATGAGGCTAGCTTTGTCATAGCTATGCCTAAGAATATGGATAACGAACAGCATCATGAGATGTTTGTCTTGAACGGTAAGGTTGTTAATATCAATCAACAGCCTAATGATATACCTTATATCATACTTGATCATGACTTCGATAACGTGACTAGCGAGAACGGTCAGGTTGTCATCGATATCAAGTCCAATACCGAGTATGATATCGAGCTGGTATGTTGCACTTGCGGTGATGGTAGTGAGCCGGAGCCGGAACCACCCTTCAACGTGGATCCGCAAAGGTTGACGCTTAATAAGGATGGTGATACCCAAATCGTGAGGGTAGAGGCCGGAGATGATGTTTCATGGAGAATAACTGAAGGATAATATGGCAAGGGAAATAGATAAGAATTGTGTCGAGGGTAATTGCTTTGCCATTAACGACAAGAGCCATGGGGTAGGCGATAATAAGCTTAATATCGTATACAAGGCTAATTATACCGGTCAGATCTGTACGGCTAAGTTCCGTATAACGTCAAAGGACGGTAATATTGTCAAGGAGTATATGATAGCTCAGGACGCCAAGCCCGTTTATTATAATATCAAGATGGTTCAGCCGTTCACCAAGGACGACTGTCTGGCCAACCAGCATGGATCGGTGGTGTTGTATACGGTCGAGGAAAGGACTTACAAGTCGTTTATCTCGCAGGAGGACGCAGACGCCAAGGCTATGGAGGATATAGCCCTGAACGGTCAGAAATACGCCAACGAGCATGGTGAGTGTATAACCGATATCTGGTATAACGAGGAGCAGAGAAAGACGTTTATACGTAATAATTGCGATAAGTTCAGTGACGGTCAGGAATATGTTTATATCATTCCTGAGGGCAAGTACGTATCTTCCATCTCTCAGGAGGACGCCGATAGGAAGGCTCTTGAGGATATTGAGAAGAACGGTCAACAACAAGCCAATTTGGAGGGTGAGTGTAAGCCTAAGGAGAATATCTATTATGGTAAGTTTAGCAAGACCTTTACCCGTAACAATTGTGATTCCACCCAATACGGTACGGATGTGGTTGTTAATGAGACGATGGTTACAGGAGACTTCAGATCCATCGTATCTCAGGAAGACGCTAATAGCCTAGCAAGGGCTGCTGTCGAGGCTCAAGGTCAGGATATAGCGAATATCAAGGGTAACTGTGAGAAGATACCGGTATTTACCGGATCGTACTCCAAGGTATTCCAGAGAACCAACTGCCCTGAGGGTTCTACTCCTGTTGACTTCACTGTGGACGAGAAGATGTGTTCTGGATATCCGTTCACTTCTACGGTATCGCAGGATGCCGCCAACAAGCTGGCGCAGGACGCTGTCGAGGCGCAAGGTCAGGCTATCACCAACGAGCGTGGCGACTGTCAGACTAACGTCTACTATAACGTAAGGATGGAGAAGACAGTCACTAGAAACAATTGCGATGAGTTCCATATCGGCCAACCTTATACTTATGTTGTAGCCGCTGGTAAGTACTTCTCTATTATCTCTCAGGAGGATGCTGACAATAAGGCTAAGGCCGATCTTGAGGCTAACGCCCAGCAACAAGCCAACCTAGAAGGTGAGTGTAAGGAGAAGACGATCTACTACGGTAGGTATAATAAGGAGTTCACTCGTAATAACTGTGATGAGACCCAATACGGCACCAAGGTTGTCGTGGATGAGACTATGGTGACAGGAGATTTCAGGTCTACCGTATCTCAGGAAGACGCCAACAATAAGGCTAAGGCCGCCGTCGAGGCTCAAGGTCAGGATGTGGCTAACGTGAAAGGTAAGTGCGAGAAGGTGCCTGTATATACCGGTACTTATACACGTACGTTTACCCGTAACAATTGTGGTACTGGCACTGGTGGTACTTATACGGTAAATGATAGGATGGTTGACGGTTATCCGTTCACGTCTACCGTATCACAGGAGGATGCCAACAACAAGGCCAAGGCCGCCGTTGACGCCCAAGGACAGGCCCTTGCCAATATCCACGCCCTTTGTACGTACACCGGCCGTGCTTCCTTGGAATTCACGAGAAACAACTGTGGTGAGTGTAAGATCGGATCTAAGGTGACAATCACCCAAGATATGGTAGAAGGACACCCATTCCAGTCTAACGACTCCCAGACCGCCGCTGACGCTATGGCTATGACCGCCGTACAGGCTCAAGGACAGGCTTTGGCTAACACCAAGGGTACTTGCTCTAACGCCACTATGTATACCGGCAAGGCTAGCTTCGAGTTCACGAAGAGCAATTGTGGCGCTAATCAGGTAGGAAATCCGTTCACCGTGACACAAGATATGGTGGAAGGTCATCCGTTCCAGTCTTGTGTATCACAGGATGAGGCTAACTTAGTCGCTATGGCCGCTGTCATGAATCAAGGTCAGAAGATCGCCGATGAGCGTGGTACTTGCCATGAGGCTCCTAAGTACACCGGTCATTATAGCGAGGCGTTTGAGAAGAATAATTGTCCGTCTGGTCTTATCCCGTCTTCAGTTACCGTTACTGAGGCTGACGTGACCGGAGGTCCGTTCTACTCATACGAGAGCCAGTTCGCCGCCGATGAGCTTGCCAAGGCCGCTGTCAAGGCGCAAGGTCAGGCTATAGCCAACGATCGTGGTACTTGCGACGAACTGAAGATATATGTAGGTAATTATAGCAAGGAGTTCACTCCTAAGTGTCCTACTTGTCAGTATGCAGATCCTATCACCGTAACCCCGGATCTTATGGGTCAGTTCTTTACCTCAACCCGTTCTCAGGAAGAGGCAGACGCTTTGGCTAAGGCCTATATCGATAGAATGGGTCAGGCGTTCGTCAACAAGAACTATGATGATACGTGCCATACGAAGACCGAGCAACCGGTATGGGAGACTATAGAGACCGTATGTAAGGACTGTATCTCTCAATTACATCAACGTAATACCAATACCTGTTATACTGATCCTGATAATCAAGAGCGGTATATAGCTGGTGGTAATAATACATGTTTCTGGTTTGGTACGGCATCCAAGGCCTTTACCCGTCAATGTGCGGATGGTGGAGTTGGAAGTTCTGTTACTGTGACTCAGAATGATGTTACAGATCCGGCTCCTAGCTCTGATGGTAAGTTCAAGTCATGCGTATCTCAGGCTGACGCTAACGCCAAGGCGTTGGCGGCTGTTACGGCTCAGGGACAGAGCGTGGCTAACTCGAAGGGTACTTGTACTTGGACAGGAAGCTATACCGGACAGGTTAGGAAGAACAATTGCGCTGACGGCGGCGTGGGCGACATGGTATCCGTAAGTAGCAGCAAGCTTCCGGGACACCCGTACACCTCCACCGTTTCCTTGGCTGACGCCAACAAGAAGGCTGAGAACGCGGTTCGTGGATCTGATGGTCAGGCTTACGCCAATAAGAATGGAGGATGTACATGGACTTACGTGGCAAGCCGTGACTTCTATAAGAACAACTGCGCCGAAGGCGGGGTAGGTCAGAGGATTACCGTGACCTCCACGCAGGTTAACGACGGTAAGGCCATCACCAGCAAGGTTTCTTTGGCTGATGCTAAGAGCAAGGCCGAGCAGATCTTAGACCAGAAGGGACAGGATTACGCTAACCAACATGGAACTTGTGTATGGACCGGTACCGGAAGTTATACTTTCTACAAGGATAATTGCGGTTCTTGTAGACAAGGTGTGGCTATATCAGTTCCTTATAGCTCATTAGGATTAGACCCTATAACATCAACGGTTTCTCAGGCTGACGCCAACAGCAAGGTTCAAGACGCTTTCAGGAATGACTCGGCTACCAGAACCGCCGCTCAAGCTTACGCTAACAAGAACGGAGATTGCGAGGATACTCCTCCTAATTGGAGTGGTTGGAGCTATGATGGCGGAAACTATTGCTCAGGTGGTGATGTTTGGGCTAGATATAGAAGGACTGATAGCACTGGATGTCACTCTGACGAGACTGAGAACAGGTTACATGAGTCTTGCAGTTGTGGATGTTCCGGTGGTTCTTGCGATAGCTGTTGTTCTAATTCATGGCATCCCACTTCCACGACAAGATGTAATGGTGGTACAAGTGAGGTATATTATGAATGTGATTCTGGAAGTTGTAGTGACTGTTCTGGATATTGGTCTAGTGGTGGAGAAGCTTGCTGTAATACGCTTGGTTTCCAAGGAGGTTCTGTTACTAGTAGAAATTGTCCATCTGATAGACCTTGTGGAGTAACGATCACTTATCCGGATGTACCTTCTGGATCTATATGCGCTTCTAGCACGTCTTCTGCCAACGCTCAAGCTAGCGATAAGATAGATAAGTTGAGATCTCAAGCTCAGACATTAGCGGATGCAGGTTGTAGTGGAAGGGTATGTAATGATTATGTAGAGGCTACTGCTACCAAGCAAGGTTGTCCGGCAGGATGTACGGCTCCGACGGCTTCCGCTTACTGGGTTTCTGGCGGAAACAATGGCGCTTGGTGTAAGTGTAATGGTGATAAGGCCGCACTTACCGCCGCGGCACAGGCTGACGCACAGAGACTAGCGCAGGAAAAAGCCAACGCTATGGAGTGCGATTGCCCCAAAACATGGAGCGCCAACGCTATGCTGAGCGGTGATCCTTGTAATGGTCTGTCTGGTTCTACATCTGCATTAAGGTGCTCCTATGAAGTGTCTTACAATAATCAATGTGGATCATCTAAATCAATAACTGTAACTGTTACTGGCAGGAATGATAATGGGCAAACTGTTACGGCTGGAAGTACTTCCGTAAGTATACCTACTGGGTCTGGTAACAAAACCGGTGTCATAAGTTTTGATTTAGGAGTACAATGTGGGTCTATAAGTGTTTCTGGAGGAGGATCTGGGAACTGTTAAGATTCTGATGTATAACAAAAAAAAGGAGAGGCTAATAAGTCTCTCCTTTTTATTAAAAACCATAACAGCAGTGATTGTCAACAATTACCTGAATCATGACCAGAGATTGTTACATCTCCACATACCACTTCTCGGCTAAAATATACACTTCCACTCTTGGTTCCGGATCCTGCGGGAATTGTAAAGCTAGCGCTATTGACCTGCTCTTCTCCGTTTTGTGTATATCCTATACCACTCACAGAACCAGATATAGATCTACCACATTGATTATTATACGTAATCGTAAATCCTCTTGATGTGACAAGTTGTTCATGGCTCATGCAATCATTATTCATAGATACCGACCATGACCATGTCTTTGTTGGCTCCACGCAATCGCACTCCATAGCGTTGGCTTTTTCCTGCGCTAGTCTCTGTGCGTCAGCCTGTGCCGCGGCGGTAAGTTGGTAGTTTCATCAACCTTGTTTATTCTATTTTCGATAGAAATGACTAATATTGTATCACTAACATTAAAAAAGTAAGATTATGGCATGTGCTAAGAAAAAGAAGATGGCAGAAGGAGGCAAAGTCTCCGAGAAAAAGAAACCTCAACTGAAATGTGGAGGCAAGGTTAAGAAAAAGAAGTAATAACCGGAGGGGTATATCCCCTCCTTAGTATTTAGCATATGAAAAATTCAGAATTTGTATCTAGGATCATAAATGATATGAACTCCATCAATAAGGACGCTCATGTCAGTAGAAGATGGATATTATCTATAGGAAGGCAGAAGGCAAGATCATATATAGCCCAGAAGTATGCCGATGGAACCTTATTTGGCGAGGAATCACTGTACACTCATATCAATTGCATGGAGATGGAGAGAGTCCGAAAGATTGATTGTTGTTTTGATGAGTTTAAATTGTGCAGGATACTTATGAGATCCAAGAAAAGATTGCCCGATATGATATATACCCGTATAGGACCTGCTATCATCAAAGTATCAAACATCATGGATGATATTATATTTACCTCCATATCGTTAAGAAAATACGCTAACAACAAGGAACGTAAATACGGGAATATAGATCAATACTATTATTATGTCAATGATGGATATATCTATATACCAGATATTAACATAGAGGCTATAAATGTTGATCTTATAACTCTCGACAGAAAAGCGGCGTTAGAGCTAGGGGGATGTGGAGCTGAAAAAGATAAGCCATGTACATCTCAATGGGATTATGATTTCATATGCCCAGACAAACTTCTTGAATATGTGGTTTCCGAAACATTAAGGGAAACTGTAACCAAATTGCAGATCCATACGGATGAGAACCCGGATATGGATATTAATAAGAAAACACAAAAAATTCAATAACATGAATCTAATAAGATCAATAATCAATTTCTTTGGTTTCAATGACGCCATAGTTGACGGTATAGGCGAAAGAGGGATGAGAGACAGCTCTATCATAAGATATAATGAGGTGCATGATATGTATGACAAGATTATAAAAGATCTGGGAGATATGTCGGCTTACGTATCCAAGGGTTATATCTATGATAAGATAAAGGAAAGAACGGGATTAAGTACCAGACATATTAGTAGGATATTAAATCATACTAAGAGAAAAGATCTTAGGTTTATATAAAAAGGAGAGGATAATCAACCTCTCCTTTTTGTTTTTAACAGCCTCCACCTTGACTTGGATTAGATACATACATGCTTGTAGCATTGCTAACACAATCACTTCCGCCTGATATCGTTCCCGATCCGGATGGTATGGTGACTGTTTTAGTGGTAGAGAAATATTCTACATCTCCAGATGGTTCAGATCTAGTATAATACACATCAAATGATGCTGTTTTAGATTTACCACATGGATTATCATAGCTTACGGATATACTTAAGCATTGTCCATTAAAACTTCCGCTAGCGTAAGCGCTCCATGTTTTGGGGCAATCGCATCTATCGGCCTGCGCTAAGCCATTAGCGTAAGAGATACCATCGGATTGTAGGTTATTGTCGGCTATCCTATTTGCCTCATCCTTGGTGCAGGCGGTGTATTTTTGTGTATAAATTTCTTGTATTAGGATGAAATTGTTATATTTGTGATATGAAAACAAAGTCATTTAAAATACTTGATCAATACTTTCTTCGATTCTATAGATCTATTATGTCTAAGAACGGGAAAAGGAGGAAGCATACGATCGTGGATAAGAATGATATCCTTGAGTGCCAGTCGTTGATCTGGAAAGTCATACGTGATAGGTATCTGGAGGATGAGGGTGGGGTTTATATAAACAACATCGGTTATCTGTGCCATAAGATAAATCCTAATCGTAAGATATATCTAAATAAGCTTACCGGTACTATTAACAGACGTGGAACTGGTGGATATTCTTATGTACATACGTGTATTGATTTTATGCCTCGGAACAAGTATTTCCATCTCTATATTTCTCCGGCGTTGAACAGGGAGTGTAGGTTGGCTATGGAATCAGGTAGGAGGTATAAGTTCTTGTACCGGGAGGTTGAGTCGGAGAGTAAGGTATTTGGAGTTAAATGGGTTTACAAGCTGTAGAAGTTTTTTTGTGATCCAGTTAGCCCGTGAGGGTAGACTGGATTTTTTTTGTATCACGGATCCAAATACATATCTTTGTGCAAAAGACTTGAATATGACTATAAAAGGGTTGTTGGCCGAGATCAAGGCCGATTTACATAAATACGATGATAGCGGGGCTATAGATACCTCGTCTGTTTATAGATGGGCTGAGATCGCCTTGAAAAGGTTCGGGGGTGTTATAGCGGTCATGTCCGAGGCGGTTGTCAAGACCAGCAACAAACAGGCGGTATTGCCTTCTGATTTTTTCGACATGCTTGATGCCTATAGGTGTGAGCCTCTTGTCTGTGAGATTCCGGGCGGCGACAAGGCCAAGGCTGACCTCCAACACGAGATCGGCTGGGTCGAGCGCACCGAGCGCGGTTTCCGTTGGAACTCCTGCACCGAGTGCTGTAAGGAGGAGTTTGAGAAGACGATCACGGAGAGGATATATATCGGGTCTCACGAGGTTCGATTTCATTACCATCATCCCGTAAGGCTGTCTATAGGTCGAGGACTGAGGCGTGATTGCGCCGCCGACAAGTATCGGGATAAGTACGATTGGGATAATTATGATATAACTATATCCGGCAATACTATGTATACAGGGTTTGATGGATTTATTTATATCATATATCGTGCTACACCCAAGGATGATGACGGTCTCCCATATATACCTGAAACGGCGTTAGGATACCTTGAGGATTATGTCGAGACGTATATCAAGATGAAGATCTTCGAGAATGCCGCCGTGAATGGCTTGATACAAGGCGCTGGTGACGCTTATAAATTATATGCTCAGCAGGAGCCGGGTAAGTTCGCTAGGGCTATGAAGGAGCTTAAGATGTCGATGATCACGTTAAATGATTATCGGGAGTTGGCTGAGGATAATAGGAGAAGGATGTTGTCTTATGAGCGGATGTGGCCTAATGCTTTTGATAAGTATATCAAATTTATTTAGTTGCGGGGGAGGGAATCGAACCCTCGATCTTTAGGTTATGAGCCTAATGAGATACCTCTTCTCCACCCCGCGATTATGACGCGAATATACGTTTTTTAAAAAGAAAAAAAGATAATATGGCAAAGAAAAATGATTGGATACATTTAGATAAGACAAGTGGTACTGGCCCTGCTGAGGTTAAGGTTACAGCTGATATTAATGAGACCGGCGAGATACGTCAGGTAACATACAAGGTTATAAAAGAGGGAACCAAGGAAGAGAAGACGTTCGTGTGCAGGCAGGAGTCCGTCCCGGTGGTGATCATCCCGGAGTTCGATTACCTTGTTCTTAGGTATATCTGGGCTGACGAGGACGGCATTGACTTTGACACGGCAACCGGTTTCGATAACACCGGCCTCCCGGATGTTGACGGCAAGCTGGTTGGTTGGAGTAAACAGTACCAGACCACGCAGGAGCGGGTAGGTGATTATCTTATCCACGGTGGTGATAACATGGAATCAGGTAATGAGGCCGCCTTGATCCAGATGGGGCCGTTGTTGGATGGCGATAATTATGATAAATTACCTCTTGAGATCAGGTGTAGTATATACGGTAACTGGTATGGTGGTCGTGAGAAAGGTAATGTCACTATCAGGTTCACGGCATATAAGGGCGGTTCTATGGAGAAACGTGGATATGATTTTGTCAATATCGGAGGCGAGGAGGTTTATACCGGTGATGCCCCTACCAACGTATCCGCCCATGGTGAGGATAATTGGCAAAATATAAAGACCTTGTATTCTAAGGTAGGCACGATGATCTACAACAAGGAGTCTCGTGACTGTATTGTAAGAATAGGTGAGTAATTATTCTTTTTCATAATACAAATATCTATCAGCTCTCTCGTCCGTGAGGATGGGGGAGTTTTTTATTTTTTAGTCCTTTACTTATGACATATTTGATTTTTTATTGTGCAGGAATAATCTAGCTTTGCCGAAAACTAGGATCATGATAACTTTAAATGATGTAAATAACGAACTCCATGTCCGGTTATATATACTGGAGGTGCTTAAGGATTATATAAGAGATGATGATTTCGATGGCCTTGTAGATAAGGCGTTGGATTTTGTCATGGAAGGCGTTTCTATGCCTAAGGTTCCGGCCAAGGACACTACCATGAGTGATATATCAAAGAGCGTTTTGGCTTTGGTAGCGGGTGCCGGATTAGATGAGAGGCTAAGCAAAAGCTCTTTAGAGTTAGCTTACGATAGGTGTAAGATGAGGTACGTATTCGATCCTCGAAATCGGGATATACACGGTGTAGTCGTAGGTTATTCCAATGACTTTAATAGTCTGGTAGCTGTGTGTGATGAGGGATCGAAGAAAGGAGTGGATAAAGGATCTAATGATTTTGTGGATGTCAATGAGAGATACGTGACTAACGGGTTCTTCTACATATCCGTAGAGGACGCCGACAAGCAATCAAGCTACATGGGGAAAAATCTATAATTATTATGTTTTTGTATTTTCATTAAGGGTAAACGTTGCAAAGTGTTTAGTCTTCCTCCTGACTTGTGAAAGTTAGGGGGATTTTTTATATTCGCGTGATTTGAATATTTTCGCATAATACGTATGGTTTTTACTTAGATCCGGCGTGTAAGTGATTATCCGTCGGATTTGTTATCTTTGCGAAAAACATAACATCGTGCAGAACAATTCTAACATAGCGGTTCCCGACTCCGGGATGAACAGGGATAAGCATCCACAGGATCTATCCCCGTCTGAGTACAGCTTTGCCTTGAACGCTACCATAGAGGGTGACGATGGAAGCCAGCTTAAGATCCAGAACGAGCCTAGTACCCTTTTATGTAAGCGATTTGATGGCTATAAGGTTATTGGGTATAAGAATGACATAGCTGGTGATAATACTTATTTCTTTCTATCTAATCCGGATGATAATACGTCTAAGATCACATTCATGCGGTCATTGGATTATATCAAGACCGTGGAGGATCAGCTAGCTGGATCGGGGAAGGACATCCATCGTATCCTTGGCGAGAGGCTTGAGGAGTCGGATGGTCGTTTTGATGAGATATGTGATTTGATGGAGGTCTTGATAGAGGACTGGGTTGATGACCCTTGTCTTAATTTCTCCATTCATCATCCGATCTTCGATATAGAGATCAAGGACGAGAAATGCGGGAAGGTGATATACTGGACCGATGGATATAATCCTCAGCGATATGTTATGGTCGATAAGGCCCTTAACCCGGATGATGATGGTGACTTTTGGTATCATTACCATGGGTATAAGACATGTGGGGATGACAAACCAATAGAGAGGTGTAGGCTGGCCTGCGAGAAGCTGCTGGTGTTCCCGTTGCTGACGGCCCCGTGCGTGGAGCCTGAGGTCGTGGAGTTCGGGGGGAGCCTGCGTGCCGGGACCTACCAGTTCTGCGTGGCGTTGTGCGATGAGTTCGGGATTGAGAAGACCGGATATTGCTCATTGACCAACCCAATCATGTTATTCGATCGTCAAGATATGGTTATCCGCGATGGTTTATGGGGTAAGTCAACCAACATGGGTATCCGCCTTACCGTGTCTAATATAGATAAGCAGGTATCTCATTATAAGATAGGTGTTATACAGAACACGGTTGGGTTTAATGGTGAGCAAAGCCCGGTTCTTGAGTATTTCATAGAAGGTATACATCCGATAACGGAAAGGACTATCTATTATCTTACGGATCAATATAGCGAGCGTACGACCATGGAGAAGTTATCCAAGGAAATACCGGTATATAAGACAGCCAGAGGCATGACGTCTGTCGGGAATCGTCTTCTTCAATACGGCTTGACCGTGGAGAATGAATGGAATCTTCAACCGGTCGTTAATTTCTTGGGTCATTTCGTTAAATGGCAGACATCTATAGCCACGGAGAATTTGTATAAAGACGGTGTGGCTTGCTCTAAATACGCCTCTTTCATGCGTGACGAGGTATATCCGTTGGGTATAAGATTCTTTACCAATACAGGATACAGGACGGCTAGATTCCCGCTTATCCCTCGTCCGGCCACAAGGGAGGAGATGGGGGTTATCGTTGATGAGGACGGTAACTCTGACGACCTGTCGGCTGCGTCGGTGCTGGAGAACAACCCGCAGTGCGCCGGGAACAGCCGCCGTCATCTTTGGCAGTTTAAGAATACGGCAAAGATCATAAACGACCCGTCTTGGGGATTTGATGATTTTGGAGGAGAATGCAAGAATCAGCTAGATGTCAAGCAACTCAGATATGTAGAGCAGGAATATGCCACGGTAGGAGAGACCCAATTCGTTATCAACACGATGGGGGAAGATGTTACGGTAGATGATGCTATTGATTATATCGCTGATAATATAGAGAACCTGTGTGATATCATAGAATCTAATGTAGGTATTACCGACGAGTTATGCGCTGCTATATCATTGCCAGAGGATCAAGACGGTATAAAGGCTCCCGATTTCCCTAATGGATGTGATGATATCGAGAGAATAGAGACCAGGACTATATTGGATAAAAACTCTTTGGTGGATTCTAGGATTGATTTTACGTATAAGCTGGCTAGTGATTATACGGAGACCGAGCCAACCACCTTAATACAAAGTAACGCCGAGTCACAAAGGAAGTTCTCTATATTGTGTGATTTCGATAATTACTCCAGTGGAGGTAAGAATATCATAGATCTGGTTCAAGAATGGCTGGATGGTCAGGATGAGGATAAATTCCCGTCTGATATAGACTCCTCCGCTTTGGTCTTGTGTCAGGATATGTCTAATGTCCGGCAGTTATATGATGAGGGTATATGTGCTAATGGCTGTTCGGTAGGTGATCCTTACGTGAATCCTACTATTAATGATGTTCAACTTCCTACATTCCAAGGAGGTAGGTCATTGGGTAAGTGCACGTATTTGTTTCAACATGACGGATGGGAAGGTAAGCATCATACAGAGACGATGCTTGATAAGTTGATGGATACGATGGAAAAATACTTCCCCCAATACGAGAGTCAGTTTGGTATCGAGAATGCCATGTGTCTTTTTGGTGATGGTGATAACTCTAAGTTTAATACCGGTATAACTACTGACTGGGAAGATCGTGTGTCTGTGCAGAATGATATTGATGCCAAGACCAATTGGTTCGGCAGAAGCAACTTGACTTATTTCAAGTTCTATCCACATGTATCCTCATACGCCAGATGGGTGGAGTTGGATTACGAGAAATACATAAGTGGTTTATCCGATCCTGATAACGGTATTATGTACATAGAGATGATGGGTAACTATAATTATCCGATCGGCGACTCATCATCATACAATAAGGTTCGTATAACGTTTTTCTCGGACAAGGAAGGTACCGTGGCTCCTAATCCTTTGGCTAATGATGCCAAGAAAGGTGTTATAGTGAATTACGTGGATCATAAGATATTTATGATGCCAAAGTACTTGTTCTGGAATGATGACAAGACTACTTTCCATAAGATATATGTTTGCATCGAGCCTGCGGTATGCGTGTTCTTCACCGGTTTCGCCATGAGGCGGGATATGAAGGAGCTTGCCGGATTCTATACGGCCGGCACCGCCATCTTCCCCGCCCCGTTCTGTTTTGGCATTCGGCCACTGGAGGTGAAATACGTGTTCTTCTTCACGAAAGAATTGAAATTAAGGAGATTTGTTACCTATGAGGCGAAATGTGTCTCATGTGGGGATAAACCCGCTGACTGCGCTCCCAGGCCATATCAGTATGGTGATTTCGGATATTGGGAGTCTACTAATAAGTACCCGGCTAATTTTGAGTTGTATGATTCAAGTAAGATCGGGATATCATCGGGAGGATCAAAGAGGAAGGACATAATAGATTCTTTGACGAAATACTATGGGTCTCCTAAATCAGTTGGGGGTAAGTCTTATTTCACCGGTAATGGGGATAACGCTGAGTACCCCAATACGTCAACCACGTTTTGTCAGAGACCTATACGTCATTACAAGTTTCCGGATAACTCTGTCGCTCCTTTCATGGGTAATCCGTCTCAACTGACCGGTCAATATGGAGTTGACTCCTATATTTATCCTATGGGGGTGATGCTTGATGACGATATCGTTAATGAGTTTCTGGATATAGCGGTAGAGAACGGTCTTATAGATAAGGCTAGAAGAGATTCTATAATAGGATATGAGTTGTATAGGGGCGATAGGACGTTGGATAAGAGCGTTATCGGGACCGGTCTGGCTTATGATATGTTTAAGTACGATGATCCCGACGGATCGGCTAACCTTTATCCTAATTACCCTTACAACGATTTGTCTGATGATATGTATATCTATAAGGATATTAATCGTGAGAAATTTATAACGCATCCGTTTAACAGGAAGGGTAATATCTGGTATTCATTCTTAAGCCCTGATATTGCCTTTAACAAGCCTGACGCTCCCACCGAGTGCCTTGTTGATGGTTATCAATTAGGTAAATCCTCAGGTATATTCAGGGAGGTGGAGGATCATCCTAAATGGACGATATTAGGGAGTAAGGCTTACAGTATGGCAACATCATTGGCTACGGTGGAGGCTATGGCTAATTTAATATCCGCTATAGCTGAGTATACATATCAGTCGGCTTCACAGCAATATGTCGGTGGAGGTGTGTTCTTTTTAGCCAACCCTGTCGGCATAGCGCTGACGGCTATCCGTCTGGCTACAGGTATCGCCAAGGCCACAGCCCAGTCCGTGGTGGATATAGGCAAGTATAGGTATCAGTGGTTAACGGCATTGATAGATAGGGGACCTAGACGGAACTATGCTTATTACTATACTTCTGTCGCTCATTATAATTTATTTTACCAAAAAATAGGGGAGTCAGAGTTACGTGGATTGTCAACGGCTAAATATATCAAGAGCGGGTTATATCCGGTAACAGATATCTCTTCGCAAGGGGAGACCGTAGGCGGTAAGCCTATTATCATAAACAACCTCGATCGTGAGCATTCATTGTTCATGTCATTTGGTATGGATAAGTATATGCTTGAATATCCGGAGTTGGTTTCAAGTTACGATACCAGCCGTATTCAGGATGAGTGTAATATTCGTAACGATGAGGTGGCTGGTATGACGCCTCATTTTATGACACGTGAATCTTTCGTATCCTGCCCCTATATGAGGATAAAGAAATATTCTCCGGCTCAATACGGGCAGATAGAGGATATCAGGTGGGTATCGTTAGGCGGTTGCGGGTTGATGGATAAGGATAAGCGTAAACCTGTTTTTGGAGGTGATGTATTTATATCAAGATTCTCGCTTAAGAGGAAGATGCCTATGTTTTATTTGACTCAGTTCGGTCAGGGGGACATGATACCATTCCCTTATTATGATTATCGGAACATCGGGTATCCCCGTTATTTCGTTAATTACGATACCGGGGAGGATTATCTTAATAAGACCGATACGGATACCGGATCGCTATACTCTTTCCCTAGCCGGAAGAGCGCTTATGAGATGGTTTGCAAGACCGGAGATATGTATCTTAGCGGTCGTTTCTTCCTATACTTCTATGGCATACCTCAGTTTCTTGTGGAGTCTGAGATCAATTGCAATTTCCGTATAGCCGGGCCTGAGCCTTACGAGGGGTTCTATCCGGAGGTAGGGGATTATATATCATGGACTCAGGAGCGTAATGTCCCTATATCAAGGGATAATGTGTTTAAGATAAGTCCTGTGTATAAGAATCGTTTTACGCTAGGCGGAAGGTCATTACCAGAGACGTATGATAGCAATTTTTGGGACTGCGCTTACCAAAGACCCAACGGCGTCATATGGAGCACCGCCGACGTGTCGGAGAACGGCATGACCGATCCTTGGCTGTCGTACAAGCCTATGGATTACCATGAGTTCAAGACCTCTTTCGGGAAACTTATAAGCATGAAAGGGATAGAGTCGGATCAGATACTGGCTCGCTTCGAGAATCAGGTAGGGTTATATAACGCCATAGACGTATTGGCGGAGAGAATATCCCCGGAGAATAGCGAGCTAGGGACAGGTGGTCTTTTCGCCTCTCGTGGTATCGAGTATAATAATACGACGTTAGGATATTCCGGGACCCAGAGTCGGGATATGATCAGTTGCGAGTTTGGGCATTTTTGGGTCGATTTAAGGCGTGGTCAGGTGTTTAAGGTAGATTCTAATGGTAGGAATCTTACGGAGGTCACACCGGGGCTTAGGAACTGGTTTAAGGAACATCTTCAGATGAAGATCATCCGTAGCCGGATATATAACGCTGATACGGACGCTGAGTTGTCTTATTATGATATCGATAACAAGTTCTTTGGTATAGGGCTGTCTATGGGCTGGGATAATCGTTTCAAGAGGGTATTGATAACCAAGAAGGATTATATACCGGTAGGGAATCCAAGCGAGTACCGATTCCGTGGCGGCCGGTTCTACAGGAACGGACAGGCGGTGGAGTTGCAGGACGCCAGCCATTTCACGGACGTCTCGTTCACCGTTGGATATAACTGCCTGAAGGGTGAGTGGAAATCATATTTATCCTACACCCCTGATTATTATATCGAGCACCAGCATTATTTCCAGTCCGGAAAGAACTACTCAAGTGAAAGTCAGGAGATAGGTTTATGGTCTCATGGTTTGACCAACCAATCGTATCAAGTATTTTATGGTAAGCTATATCCGTTTGTTATAGAGGTTCCGGTACGTGAGCAATACGTGAATAAGATCCTCACCAACTACCAATATCGGATGGATGCCAGAAGATATCAGGATGAGGTTAATTACCAAATTCTTAGGACTACTGGATTTAATAAGGCATGGTTTTATAATGATACCAACAACAGCGGTGAGCTTCGGATGGTTATCGCCGACAAGAACGATATGAGCCAGCGGTTAAGGTATCCTGTAACCAATGACGATAGCCGTGAGATACTGGTGACGGAGGTTGATCAGAAGATAAATATAAATGACTATTTTAACGAGGTCAAAGACGATACGAACAATCTCCCGATATGGGTTAAGGATGTGAATGACATTGGCCGGGAGATCGACCCCAGGGCTGTCGATTATCACCGGAGGTGGCGTGATCGTCTTCGTGGCGATTGGTTCTTGGCAAGGTTCGTGAATGACATTGAGAGCCGGTTCAAGATGATAGTAAGATGGTTTAGTAATGATGAGAAAATTTATTGATTTATTAACATATGGGGGGGGGTATTTGCCGCCTCCTCTTATATATTGAAATGACATGGAAGATTTTATTGGTAAGTACGATGGTAATCAAATAAACAGTAGACTTGATAAGGTCAAGGATATGGTTGGCGCTACGGCGTCTCAGGCTGGGGAGGATGGATTGGTACCAGCTCCGGCGAAGGGAGATGAGGGTAGGTTTCTTTGTGGAGATGGCACGTGGAAGGATGTGGTAGTCGAACCAGATTACACAGTGTTTGACATTGTTATGGAGATATCATCAAGTGGTAACCTATCTATATCTCAGGAAAATTATAATAAATTATTAGAGAAACTTCCAAGCAATGCTGTTAATATATTTCCAGTCAGAGATAATGGAGTATACATATCAAGTATTTTTGGTGGGTATAATGTTAATGATGATAATTCTATTTGGCTTTATATAAAACATGATGCGGGAATATTACAGAACTCTTCTATACAAATCTCTATATATCAAAATTTAACTGTTGCTATAACTTCTGGTATGAATTATTTAATACCAGTAAATGATGGAATTGATGTATTTACAAATCTAACAAGTGGTCCTTCTGGGAGTAATACTAAGCAGTTAACAATACATACTACAGGTGATGGTACTAAATCTTTAATGGATGATGGCAAGTACCGCAAGCTGCCCGTGTACGGCAGGAACCTGTTGCTGGGATCAGGGAAGGAGGTTAGCAACTCGAATTACAATATCGCTAATTATTGGTTGGCGGAACAGATACCAGAGGGAACTCAAGTC